CACCGCATCGCGCCTGGTGGAGCTGTTCGATGACGACGGCGACGGCCTGGTGGAGGACGCTGACCTGGCCACGCTGGAGACGATCATGGCGGACGCCGACGACATCGTCACCGGCATCCTGATCAGGAAGGGCTGGTCCGTCGAAGGGCTCGAGCACATCGCGCTCGATCGCCAGGTCGTGCGCGCGTGGAGCGGCATCGTGGCGCAGCTGGCGGGTGAGCGGAAGCCCGAGTGGCTGGATGAGAGCGGGCGCGGCCCGTTCGACGCGTTCGGTGTGAACGGCCGCGCTGAGCTCGGGCGCCTGGCGCGTGGCGAAATCCGATCGGTGAAGGAAGCCGAGGCCGGCGCGCACCTGTCCATGGGCGGTGAGGTGGGCGACCACGTCTTTGAGTTCGCGCCCGATCCACGCATCCCGGGGGACCGGGGAAGGGGGAGTTTCTGATGGCATCCACACCGAAGCCGCAACCGCAACCCGATGGCGTGCGCGGGCTGCACGGGTACCCACCGATCCCGGAGGCAGGGACGCTCGAGCGCCTGGGCTACGACGTGGGCTACTGGAAAACCCGCGCGCGCTTTGCCATCGCGCCGGTGCTGCTGCCCTACTACAGGGCTCAGAGCGCGCTGTACGACGGCATCGATGCGCTGCGCTCTGGCTTCTCCGCGGGCCAGCGCACCGCGGTCTGGCAGCTGCAGGACGGCACCCTCGACCGGATGCGCAACGACCGCGCCGCGTGAGGTGCCGTGCGCGTCGAGCTCAAGTTCGAAGCGCTCGATCACATCTGCCGGGTGTGGGAGAAGCGCGGGCACAACGTGCTCAGCGAGATCGCGACGGCCGTCAGCGCGTCGCTGCATCACTTCGTGCTCGAGGAGTTCGAGACCGAGGGGCATGGCAAATGGCCGCCCTTCGCCTGGCAGCGCAAGGGGCTGCCGAAGCCCGGCACGCCGGCGCCCGCGCGCCCGAAGAAGGTGAAGCAGCTCACGCCGCGGCAGATCCGCAACCGTGAGGTGAAGGCGGCGAAGGCGAAGGAAAACGCGCGGCGCGAACGGAAGCTGCGGTCCGCGTTCGGCTACGCCCACGGCTCGGTGACGCGCCGCTATGGCGGCAGCCTCGAGCGCCCGAAGCGCACCACGAAGCGGAAGAAGCTGGCCAAGAGCAACCGGCGCTGGCAGGGCAACCCGAAGCTGCTGCAGGACACGGGCGTGCTGATCGGCAGCCTCACGCCGTACACCTCCGACGACGTCGTGGAGGTCTACACCAACGTGCGCTATGCGAAATATCATGTGAGCCACGCGCCGCGCCGGAAGATCCCGCTGCGTGACTTCTTCGACATCGACACGGATGCCTTCGAGCGGGATATCATCCAGATGATCGACGTGCACCTGGGCAGGCCGATCCAGATCGCGGCGGAGTGAGCATGGGGAACACGGCCAAAATCCGGCATCGAAGGAAGCGACGCCTCGAGCGCGCGCGCTACGCGGCGGCCGTCTTCCTCGCGAACTTCAGGCAGGTGGGGGAGAAGCTTTCTTCTGCCACCCGCAAGGATCCTTCCCATGGCTGAGCCCATCGTCCTCAACACGATCGAGCGGCTGGGGCGCGCTCTGTTCGCCACCATCGCGCCGGCCACGGGCGTGCGCGGCACCGGCGCGATGACCGTCACGGCTCCCGACAACCCCGATCCCATCGCGCTGCCGCGCAACACGTATCTGGTGCCGGTGGTCGGCGGCAACGAGCGCACCGACCTGCTCTACAAGACGACCGAGGACTGGGTCATCCCCTCGGTACGCGATGGCGCCACCGAGCCCGGCGTGCCCATCACCAGCAACATCGGCGGCGCACGCCACAACCTGCCGGCTGGCACCGTGCTGCGCTTCGACCCGCCCGTGGACGGCATCCACCCGACGGCGACTCTGGACGCCGACATGACGGACGCCAGCGACGCGGGCGCGCTCATCCGATCAGCGGGCTTTTACGAGGACCTGGACCTGGCCAACCCGAGCGACGATCTGTTCGCCGCGCGCGTGGGGGACCGGGGCGTCATGCTCATCTGGTCCCGCAGCGAGCCGGCGGAGGGCGCGCTCGGCGGCATGCGGCAGGGCAGCAACCGGGCGACGCGGGCGGCGCGCTTCTGGCGGGAGCATTTCGTCCTCTATGTGGTTGTGAGTCGCCTCACCGGCGATACGCGCAGGCGCCAGGACGGGCACCTCATCGTGCAGGCCATCACGCGGCTGCTCACCGATCGCCACCAGAATGACGACGGCGAGCAGCTGTCGACGGTGGGCAGCGGCGTGGAAATCACCGAGCGCGCGCGGCTCGGGCGCCGCGCCAATCACTACATCTACGGCGTCCAGCTGCGGGTAAACCAAACGCTCGAGGCCACGATCTCCGGGCGCACCTTCGCGCCGTGGCTGCGCACGCACTACGAGGGGACGCTGCCCGGGCGCGAGGATCCGGAACCGATCCAGGATCTCGAGGTGGTGGACGTCACCGACCCGATGCCGTAGCCTTCACGGCATGAGTGAGTCCGGGGGGGCTTCCGCGTTCGGTCTGTTCGTGAGCTCGGTCGAGGGCAAGCCCGTGATGCGCTTCGGCACCAAGGTGCTGATCGGCGCTGAGCGGGATCCCGAGCAGCCGCGGAAGATTCGCTACAACACGAAGGCGATCGTAGCGATCCCTCATGATGAAGCCCACCGGCACGCCCGTGAATATGGGCGGCTCATCGCGGACGGTGAGCTCGTCGAGCACACCGCCGACGAGTGGTCGAGGCAGCAAGATCAACTTCGGGAGGTAGGCGCACCTCGCGAGAAGCTGAGAGCGGGCATGCCCGATCAGCCAGCGAAGGAGCAGCACCATGCCGGCGAAGGCGGTCGCGAGTAACGTCAAGACACCCGGGTTCTATCTCACGATCAACCTGCTCGGGCCCGCCCAGAATCCAGGGCTCGCTGCACTGCGGGCGCTGATCATGGCGCCGAAGTCGAGCGCTGGAAACATCACCGCGAACACGGAGGTGCGCCAGTGCTATGGCCCCGATGACGTCGCCACGGCGCTCGGTGCAGGCACGCCTGGGCACCTGGCGTCCAAGCGCTTCTTCCAGCGCTACCCGCTCGGCAGCCTGGACGTGATCGCGCCCACGGCCAGCGCTGGCGCTGCAGCCACGGGCACGCAGACCTTCACCGGGCCCGCCACCGAGAACAGCACGATCCGCTTCCGCATCCATGGGCGGCAGATCGACGTGGCCTGGCTCAATGGCGAGGCCGCGACGACGTTCGTCACGCGCGCCGTGGCCACCATCAACCAGCAGGCGGCCGATCTGTTCGTCACCGCGAGCGACGCGACGGGCGGCTCCATCCTGTTCACCGCAAAGGTGGCGGGGCCCTGGGGAAACGACGTCCGGCTCTGGGCGGGCATCATCGAGGGCGGCGGCGGGATCGCCGTCACGGTCAACCCGGCGAACTGCACGGGCGGCACCACGGAGCCCACCTTCGCGACCGCGCTGACCACGGTCTCGACGCGCGAATACCGGCGGATCATCCCCTGCATCTCGAACGCCGATGCCGCGGACACGAGCTCGAGCAGCAACGCCGAGCGGCTCGCGAACCACATCAACACGTTCGAGACGGGCTCTGCCGCGCTGCTGCAGGTCGGCGTGGTGGGCGTCACCGGCACCACCAGCAACGCGAAGGCGGGCGCCATCGATCGCAACAACGAGGCGATGCAATACGTCCTCGGGCGAAGCTGGGATGACCTGCCGTGCGAGCTGGCAGCAGCCGAGGCTGGGGACGCGCTGCGCTGGGCTTCGGTGCGCGCCAACTACAACCGCATCGGCAACACGCACGAGCTCTACGGGCCCCGCGACGTGGTCACCAACAAGCTGAGCGCCACCGAGATCGAGGACCTGCTCAGCAACGGCGTCACGCCGCTCGACATCGATTCCCTCACGGGCGTGCCTTACCTGGTGGCGCCCATCACCACGCACTCCACCAGCGGCGGCGCGCCCGACTACCGCGCTTATCATCTGAGCGACACCGACGCGATGTACTCCGTGTTTGGGGACCTACGTACGGCGGTACCCCAGGAGTTCAAGAACAGCAGCATCTCGCCAGACCTGCCTGCGGGTGGCGATCCGCTGCCGGAGGGCGTGGTGGAGCGGCGCGACGTCGAGGCCTTCATCGTGAGCCGCCTGCGCGGGCAGGTGCGCGCGGGCGTGGTGCAGGGGCCCGCGCTGGATCAGTCGGTGCAGGCTGGGGAGCTGCAGGTGACGATCGATGAGCTCGACGAGAGCCAGGTCAACATCTTCGTGCCGACGAAGATCATCAAGCCGCTGGCGAAGTTCGGCATGTACGCGTCCAAGGCCGCGTGAGGGGTTGAAGCATGGCTGGCGAGCAACTGAAATTCCCGCAGGCCTATCTCGCGATGGGCAACGGCGACCTGCTGCTGGTGACCAACTTCACGGTCACCCTCGGCAACGGATCGAAGCAGGCGCATACGCTCCGCGTGAAAGGCGCGGGCATCATCCCGGGCAACCAGGAGTCCACGGTCACGTTCGACTCCATCATCCCGGAGACGGGGCCCGAGCGGAACTACTGGCGCGACGTCATCGAAGGCAACATCCGCCAGCTGCGCGCCAAGGTGCCGGGCGGGCGCACGACGCTCACTCTCAATGGCGCGTTCACGCAGTGCGATCTGGACGGGCCCCTCGACGACGCCACCAAGACGAGCTGCACGTTCATCGGCCACATGGAGAAGCCGGAAACCTGATAGGCTGAGCGCCAGACGCGGGGCGTGGCCAGCGCCCTGCGCTCACCAGGAGGCGCACTGATGGCAGATGATCCGGTCCAGAGGGCCGTCGCGTTCACGCTCGAGAACTGGGACGGCCTCGGCATCCAGGAGCACGCGGGCGTGCTGCACATGCCGGCGAAGATCCGCCGGCGCGCGGTCGACGGCAGCTCGAGCGACCGCGCCGTGATGCTGCGGAACGTCACCAACGATCACCGCTTCAAATGCCGGCAGGCGGCGCGGCAGTACGCGTCGCAGCTCGGCCTCGACCTGGACCGCGACGCCGACTACGTCAGCGAGATCGAGAACTACTCGCTCCTTGCCTACGCGATCCGCGAGCCGAAGACGTTCGATCAGCACGTCCCGAGCGTGGTGGAGCTGGTGACGCTGTACGATGCCCAATCGCTGGCCGAGGTGTGGGGCGTCTATAACGCATGGGTCGAGATGCTGGATCCGCGCTTCGGTGAGCTCACCGACGATCAGCTCTGGCAGGCCATCGCACGCATCGCGAAGGAGAAAACCATAACCCCTTTAGTCGCTATGCCTGGGTACGCGCAGCACACCTGCATTGTTGCTATGGCGTCCCAGGCACTGCTCTCTCCGAACCGGCCCTCGTGGCTGCCGCCGCCCGCGACATCGCGACAGGCCTCCTCACCCCAGCCCAGCTCGCAGCCATCCTCGGCGTGAAGCCGTAGCGTAGACCATGGCCCGCGAAGCTGCCGTTCGCCTCACGCTGAGCAACGCTCAGTTCGTCACCTCCATGAAGCAGGCTGGCGATAGCGTGCAGTCGACGGCGCTGCGGGGCAAACGCAGCATGGATGCCTTCGGCGCCAGCGCCGACAAGGTGAAGGGGAAGGTCGAGGCGATCGGCAGCGTGGCACGCACGGTCTCCCGTCACCTGCTATCGCTCGGCGGCGCGTTCACCGTGGCCACCTCGCTGAAGGAGGCCGTGGTGCTGCAGCGCACCTATCGGCAGATCGCCTTCGGTGTGAAGGATGCGAGCGGCCAGATGCTGCGGGCGGCTGACGTGCAGCGCGTGGTGGAGCGCTCGGCTGCAGCCGCGAGCCAGAAGAACGCCGACATGGCGAAGACGTTCCGCGACCTGGCGGATGCGACGGGTGACGTCGACTTTGCCAAGGGCGTGCTCACCAGCGTGGGCACCGTGGCCCTGGCGACGGGAGAGGATCTCGGCACCATCGCGACGGCCGCCGATCAGCTGCACACGAAGTTCGGCGTGAGCGCGAGCGGCATGCTGGACTCGCTGGCGCAGGTGTTCGGGGCCGCGAAGCAGGGCGGTCCGAAGTTCAGTGAGTTCGCCGACGTGATGAGTGGCGCCGGCGCCGAGATGCTGGCGGCGGGGCTCGACGGCAAACGCGGCCTCGACTTCATGCTGGGCGCGCTGGTGGCCACCGATGACCGGCTGAAGTCGCTGCCGAAGCAGGTCGCGGGTTTGAAGGCGGTGCTGCGTGGGCTCGGCGAAAAGGGTGAGCTCAAGAAGCTGGCAGAAAAGATCGGCATCGATCCCAAGAAGCTGATCAACGAGAAGGACGCGATCGCGCGCGTGCGCCGCATCTTCGGTGCCGGCAGCAAGGGCGTCGATGCGCTGCTCGGCGGGATGCACGAGGGCGAAGAGAAGGAGACGATGAAGATCCTCTTCGTCGAGCCCTTCCAACGTGCGCTGGCGGAGGCGCAGAAGAGCGGCCTCAAAGGCAAGGCTGCGATCGATCGCGCACTGCTGACGTTCGACCAGGGGATCGCGGCGATGGGGCGTGCCTCGATGAGCGGCGCGCAGATGCAGCGCCAGGCGGATGCCGAGCGGCAGACGCCCGAGGCGCAGCTCACGGCGGCTCTCAACACGCTGGCGACCGCCATGTCGCAACCGGCGATCATCTCGGCAATCAACGATCTGGCGAAGCACCTGCCCAAGCTGGCTGAGCACATCGCGTCGTTCATTTCGTTCGCCGCCGAGCACCCGTACCTGGCGGGCGCGGGCGCGCTCGGAGCGAAGGCTGCAGGCGGCGGCCTGATGGATCTGGCGGGCAACGTGCTCGGTGAGGTGATCGGCGGCGGGCTCGGCGCGGGCGGTGGCGCGGTCATCCAGAAGATGCTCGGCAGGAAAGCGGGCGGCGCTGCAGCTGGCGGTGTAGTGGGCGCGATGGCGGACGCTGCCGGCGGCATCCAGCGTCACCACCAGTTCGGCATGGACGGTGGCATCACCGGCGAGATGCTGGGCGCCACCGATGACCTGCTGCCGCACGAGATCGGGAAGGCTGGGATCAAGGGTAAGCTCGGCGCCGGCTTCATGGGCAACGGCGTGGTCGGCTCGGCCGCGAAAGCGATCCGCAACCCGTGGGTGCAGGCCGCCATCGTCGCGGGGACCGTCGGCGCCATCGGGATCAATCGCTCCTACGGCAACGAGGGCGACGTCATGGGGGAGCTGCAGAACGCGAACGCGGCGGCCGCGGGAGGCGGCAGCCGCCAGCAGAAGCAGGCCATGCTGGACCGCCTGCGCAAGGCCCGCGATGCGGCAGCCAAGGCCGACATCGGCGGCGGTGCGATGGACTGGTTCGCGCGCGGCGTGACGGGCGTCGATACCCGGAAGCAGGGCAACGATGCGATCTGGGATGCCACGCAGACGATCCTCAAACTGCAGGAGGATCTCAAGAAGCCGCAGCCCGCTCCCTCGAGCGGCGGCCACGTCGTGCGCCTCGAAGAGCAAAACATCGTCGGCCGCGCGAAGGAGGATGCGCGCGCGATTGGGCAGGCCACGGCAGCAGCGCTCAGCAGCCGCGTGCAAGACGTGCGCATCATCAACATCGGGGAGATGACTGTCCGCGGCGGCTCCCCGTTCACGCCGCGCCCGGGCCCGATGGTGCCCGGCAAGCTGGGTCCAGGTGGTGGCGTATGACGATGAGACCCGTCTTCGAGCAATACCCGATCGGCAGCTGGCAGGTGCCTGGCGGCGACGTGATCGAGTTCGCCGTGGTGGACATCACGGAGTCCGGCGGGCAGCGCATCGTGCCGCACCGCCGCCCGCACCGCCCGGGCGCGAAGCTCGAGTCCACCGGCGAGAAGGAGCGCACGTGGAACGTCACGCTGCTGTTCAACAACAGCTTGACCGAGGGCGTCGTCGATGGCGTGCCGCTCTACCCGCAGCGCCTGCGCCAGCTGCTGCGCAGCTTCAAGGTGCCCGAGACCGGCACCCTGGTGCTGCCCACCACGGGCAAGGTGCGGGCGCGGCCCGATGCCTACGAGCGCAGGGAGACCTCCGCCGAGCGCGACACCGCCACGCTGGTGTGCACGTGGATCGAAGACAACGAGGAGTCGCTCGAGCGCGCTGCGCTCAATCCGCCGAGCGTGGTGGCCACGCTGGTGAAGCTGGCTGAGCAGACCGAGTTCACCGCGCAGCGGCAGGGCCTACACACGCCCGAGCTGATCTCGCTCACCGAGTTCGCATCCCAGGTTGAAGGCCTGCTGCTGGCGCCGGGCCGCGCCGTGAGTGACCTGGGCTCGGTGATCAAAGCTCACCGGCGCGCGATCCAGCGGATGGTGGACGCGGCCACCACCGCGGCGAACGACACGGGCGGGCTCTTCTCCGAGCCGAAGGGCAGCGAGACTCAGCGGCAGCTGCGCATCCTGCTCGACCGCGAGTCGCTGGCGGAGAACGAGCGCACCAGCGCGCGGCCGCGCCCGAAGAGCTTCGTCATCGACGTGGAGGTTACCAGCCTCTACGAGGTGGCCGCGCGCGTGGGGCAGCCCGTCGATGAGCTGATGGATCTGAACAGCGCCCGCATCGCGGACCCGTTTTACCTCACCCGCGGGCAGGTGATCCTGATCTTCGAGAGCGCGCCGCAATGAGCCGCTCACCGCTGGACGTGGTGCGGATCAATGCCGTCGGCACGACGCAGAACACGACGCTCTTCGACTTCAACTTCCAAGACTGGACCAGCTTCCGCGTCACGAACAGCATCGTGGCCCCGGCGGAGGCCGCGTTCGAGCTGGGCGATGAGACCGGCTGGCAGCGCATCCAAACCCTCTGCGGGCTGGGCGCCGTGTTTTGCGTGGTGGTGAATGACCGGGCGCGCATGCTCGGACGCGTGGAGGCGCTGAGCTCGCCGTGCGACGCTGAGCAGGGCACGGTGCAGTCGTTCGTGGTGCGCACGAAGATGAGCGACGCGGTCATCTCCAGCGCGCCGCAGAAGGTGCAGCTCAAAAACGCCAGCATCAAAGACTTCGTGCTCGCGTGCTACGCGGGGATCGGGCTGGACGAAGGTGACTTCGATTTCCAAGTCGACGTCTCGCGTGACCTGATGACGGGCAAGCCCTCGAAGGGCGCCACACCGGCGCGCCCGCTCGAGCCGCTGAAGGAGGAGCAGGCGAAGGTCAACCCACCCGAGTCCATCTTCAGCGCCGTCGATCGGCACCTGCGCCGGCACGGCATGCTGCATTGGGATGGGCCCGACGGGCGCATCGTGGTGGGCGCGCCCGACGACCAGCAGGAGGCGATGGGCATGCTCTGCTGCTACCGCCATCCCTCGGGGCAGATGAACAACGTGCTCAGCATCGAACGCACCAACGACGTCAGCCAGGCGCCCACGCGGCTGGGCGTCTTCGGGGTGAGCTCGGGCAAGGACACCTCGAAGACGCGGCTGTTCGGTGAGCAGCTCAACCAGGACCTGATCGATCGCGGCTTCAGCCGGCAGGTGATCATCAACGACGAGGCGATGAAGTCGCGCTCGCTCGCCGAGGCCCGGGCCCGCCGTGAGCTGGCCACGCGCAACCGCGGTCTCGATCGACTGACGGTCACCGTGGACGGGCTCAGCTACACCGAGGGCAGCCACCTGTTTCCGTGGTCACCCGATACGGTGTTCGATGTGGTCGCCACGCACCTGGGCGGCGCGCTGGGCAACTACTACCTTGAAGAAGCCGAGCTCAGCCGCAGCGCAGGGGAGGGTGACGTCTCGCGGATCACGATGGTGAAGCAGGGCGTCTGGGTGCTATGACTGATCGCGGCGCGTCGGCGGCGGACCAAGGTCTCCGCTAAGGCTGGGGCTGGGTTGCACGGGGAGAAGCGGTATTCCCCACGCGCCAGCAGCCTCACCGTCCACCGTCGGCGTGCCAACCAACTGCGCGGTAGGGGAGCACGGTACCCCATCGGGCTCATAACCCGGAGGTCGCTGGTTCAAATCCAGCCCGCGCAACAGATGACCCGAGGCGTCGGAGCGGCGCGCTGCTGCACAGACACCAGCAAAGGCGCCTCGCGGTCATCGCTGACGGCGGCGCAGGCCGGGGGGGAGAGCGGTGGCCGCCCCGGGCGGGGTTATATTCCGGGACGGCCCCCAGAGACTGCCGCGGGCCAGGGTACCCGCTCCTATGTAGCGCCAGCGGGAAAATCCCTCACGCCGGGGCGGGAAAAGCGACATCGCCGCCAGCCCGCCTAATCGCCTCGTAGACGCGCCGGGCGCCGGCATGGCCCCAGGGTAGCGGCGCGAGCCGGCGCGCGCAGCCTGGCTCGAGCTGGGCGGGGCCGTCCGCAGCCCGGGCACACCCCGCTGCCGGCGATCCGGGCACGGCCGCAGACGAGGCAGGTCGTGGAGGGGAACCTCACGGCGCTACCGCCGGCACGGGCGTGGGGCGCTGCGCGGCCTCGGCGGGGCTGAGCTCGGCGCCATCCCAGCGCGCGCCGCAGTCCAGGCACCGCAGCAGGTGCTCCCCCGCCGGGCGGGTGTCATCCACCTCCGTGAGCCGTTCCCCGCGGCAGCTGCCGCAGCACGGGCGGTACCGGTACCGCTGCATTGCCGAAGTGTAATCACGGCCGGGCGCAGCGCTAGGCTGGCGGGTTGGCGAGCAATTGCGCCTCGATCTGGTCGGCCATGTCCCGCAGCACCGAGGGGAACGCCACCAGCGCGTGCGCGTCCAGCTGGCACTCGAAGCCGTCACCCTTCTCGCCGCCATCCACGATGAGCACCACGCCGCGCGCCTTCAGGCGCTCACGCAGCTCGGTGCATTCGCGATCGTATTTGCCGGGGCCGTTCGTTTGCATGCTGTTGCCAGGGGGGATCGCGCGCGGGATCCAAGCAGTTCGCCGCCACGCCTTTGGTTTTCATCTTTAGCGGAGCCGCAGCGGCTCGCCGCTACCTCAGAAGGCGCTGGTGCTAAAGATCGATCGCGCGCGCGCCTGCCGCGCGGCAGGCTCTAGATCGGATCGCCGGCCGCACGCAACATGGTTCGCGGGCCGTACCAGCCCTGCCGCATCGGGCCCTCCAAGCGTACCAGCCCTGCCGCATCGACCCCCCGAAGCGTACCAGCCCTGCCGCATCGGGCCCTCCAAACGTACCAGCAATGCCGTATCGTCGGCGGTGCCCCCCCGGTGCCAAATGGCAAAAACAATCAATCAGCTCGCCATCGAGGCGAAGCGCGCTCAGCGCCCGCCGCAGCTGCCGCTCTGGCCCGAGCTCAAGCACGCGATACCGACCGACTTCGTCATGTCCGCCCTGTTCACGGCGCGCCACGGCCGTGACGCGCCCGACGTGCGGCGGCAGATCATCGCCAGCGTGAAGGGGGTGGTCATCGAATACGAGGGGCGCCTGCTCACGCAGGAGCACGCGGACGTGTGGGAGCGGCTGATGTATCGCTGCCGCATCGCTGAGACCAACCGCGTGAGCTTCCGCGCGCGCTCCATGCTGATCGAGCTGGCGGGCGGCGCTCGAAAGTCGATCGGCGGCGCGCAGTACGATCAGCTCTTCCATCTGCTCGAGGACCTGGCGAAGGCGCACGTCACCGTGCAGCACATGGGGACGGGCGAGCTGTTCATCGGCGGGCTGATGACGCTGCGGTGGAGGGCGGACGAAACCTACGAGGTGACCGTGCCCGAGGACATCGTCCACCTATTCCACGAGCGCCATGTCACGTTCGATTGGGACCAGCGCGCGAAGATCCGCGGCAACCTGGCGCGCTGGCTGCAGCACTATTTCTGCGCCACGACCGCGCCAGTCTCTCTCGCTGAGATCCGCCGCCTGTCGGATACGCAAACGCGCAGCTTGCGGCGCTTCCGCCAGGCGGTGAAAGGAGCCCTACTCGAGCTCACTCGCACCCGCGTGCTCAGCGGATGGCAGCTGGAGAACGATGTCGTCCGGATCGAAGCCCGCGGCAGTGATACACTCCCCGGCGCGTGAGCTTCGCGAACCACGTCGTCGAGTTCTGTAAGGTCATCGCCTCGAGCGTGGCCGGGCGCAGTGGCGCGACGTTGTTCAACGTGGCGGGCATCAGCGGCTTCGACGGCGCCGATGAGGACGAGGGCGAGCAGGCGCACGAGCAGGAGGTCTTCCAATCGCTGGGGATCATCGGGCGCCCGCTGCCTCCGGAGGGCGATCTGTTTGCCGAGGCGCTGACGGTGCGCACCGAGGACGGGCTGGTGCCTTTCGCCTTCCGCGACCTGCGGCTGCACCGAGCGCTCAACCCCAGCGGCAACGGCACCACGCCGCGCGAGGGCCAGTTCGTCTTCGCCGGCTACGGCGGGGCGTTCGTCGGGCACTCGATGACGGCCGATCCCTCGGGCTCGAAGCGCGCGAACGTGACCACGCTCTATGTGCCGCACTCCTTCGATGGCGCCGGCGTGCCGCAGAAGGCGCACGCGATCATCATCGATCCGAGCGACGGCAACAGCTCGATCACCCTGGTGCACGCCGATGGCGTCTTTCTCACGCTGAGCGAGGAGACCGGCACCGGGCCCGGGCTCGTGGCCTCCGTCGGCAGCTCCACGTTCCTGCGGATGACGGAGGGCGAGCTCACGCTGCAGGCGGAGCGCGTGTTGCTGAAGGGCAACGTGTTCCTCGGGCGCGCTGCAGAGGCCGGCGTGCAGCTGCTGGGTGGCCCGTTGTCGCCGCCCAGCGCCAGCGTCTTCGTCTCCCCCGTGTGATACGCTGACCCGCACCAGGCGCGGCCGCACTCGAGTGAGGGCGGGATCGCATGCCATTGGATACAGGGGACGTCACCATCGGGCTCGATGGTGTGGCGACAGGCACTGGCCTGGCGAAGCTGCTCTACGATGCGCTCGCCGATGAGCATGACGCGTTCCCCAACCAGCTGCCGGCTCCGAACACGCCGGGCGCGCAGGAGAGCCTGGCGAAGCTGGCGCGCGCCATCGCCGCCCCCATCGCCATCGCGGTGAACGAAGGGGTCGAGGTGACCGCCAACCCCGGGCAGGTGCTCGGCAATGAGCTCGACGCGGGCACTCCGAACGTAGCGCACCCGCTCACGCCGGCGGAGCTCAACGCCATCGTGGGCTCGATCGCGCTGCACCTCACGCAGTACCTCGGCTTCGGTTCCAACCCTGCAGGCGTGCCCGTCGGTGACATCCGCGGCGACGGCCCCTTCGCGATCGTCGGCAACGGTACCGTGGAGCTCGGGTCGCTCGGCGCTGGTGGCGTTGCCATCACCGCCGTCGCGGGCCCGGGATCCCTGCACGGCACGTCGCTCGATCTCGAGGCCACCGCGGGCGCTGCCGAGATCGCGGCCTCTGCCGGCATCGACTTGAGCCCCGGCGCCAACCAGCCCGTGCGCATCGATAGCGGTCTCATCCGCCTGATCGAGCGCGCTGCAGGCGTGGCGCTCGCGGCTGGGCAGGCGCTGTTCTTCGCCAAAAACGACGCGCCGAACAACCCCTACTTTCGCGACGACACCAACGTCGATCGGAAGCTGCTCACGGCGCCAGCGGCGCTCACCGACTTCGCCACGCAGGCAGAAGGCACGGTGCTCCTGCGTGCGCTGGGCGCGGGTGCCGGCGTGCCCAGCGCAGGATCGGGCAGCCAGGTTGGACAGCTAGCACGCTTCGACTTCTTTCAGAACTTCTCGCTCGCGCCAGGAGTCCAGACTCTCACGCTCGACGCCCGCACGTGCATCGCGTTCATCTCGCCGAGTGCACCGGGCGACGTGATCATTGACCAGATCGTTCATGGATCGAGCAACACGGGTGCGCGGGTGCTCATCGTCAAACAGCAGACAACGGGTCGCGTACTGCTCCGTGACGGCAATGCGAGCGCCAACAGCCTCTGGACGCCTGGCTCAGTCGATTTCGCGCTGACGGCCTACAACGACAGCGTCCTGATAACACACAGCGGAACGCGCTGGTTCCTCGACACCCGTGAGCATGCCGTCCTAACCGAACGCGCCGCGGGCCTCACGGTTGCCGCTGGGCAGGCGGTCTTCTTCGCGAAGAACGACACGCCGAACAACCCCTACTTTCGCGACGACACCAACGTCGATCGGAAGATCGTCACCGCGCCGGTGCCGCTCGCTGACATGGCGACGATGGCGCAAGGCACCGCGCTCGGGCGGACCGCGCTCGGCGGCACGGGCGTGCCCATCGCGCTCAGCGGTCTGCAGCAGGGTGAGAACCTGCGGCGCGGTACGTTCGCCACTGATGCTGCATCGACTGGCGTCGTCGCGACATACACGCTCACCGCAGACCTCTGCCAGGTGCTCTTTAGCGGCTCGGGATCGCTCACGCTGCACGGTGCAACAGCTACGGCAGCCACGTTCGGCAAGACAGTCGAGTGGGCCGTCGATGCAGGTGCCGCCGTCATCGTCGACTTCGTGAACGAGAGCGGCAGCGCGGGAGCCAGCGGCGAACGGTTCCGCACGCCGGGCGGTGTGCCCTACCGCCTGAAAGCGGGTGATTGCTGCCAGACGACTTATTGGGCCAACCGCCATCGCTTCATCGGTGTGCCGGCGAGCGGCCCCGTGCTGGTCGAAGAGGCGACACCGCAGACGCTGGCGCCTGGGCAGGCAAAGTTCTTCGCGAAGAACGACGCTCCCAATAACCCCTACTTTCGCGACGACACCAACGTCGATCGGAAGATCCTCACCGCGCCCGCCCCGAATGCTGACATCGCGGGCGGCGGGCTCGGCACGACAAAGGGCGTCCCGCTCAACGGCGTCGCGGGCACGCTCACCGATCTGAGCGGCTTTCAGCAGGTCCAGAATCTCCGATGGAATCTGCTGCTCGATACGACGAGCACCGGGACGATCGTGAGCTATGCGCCGACGGGATACGTCAGCGGGCTCGTCAACTACATCCGTTGCACGCCCGCGGGCCCCGTCATCGTGCGCGGCATGGCGTTGCCAGCGAACGCGATGCTGGTCTTCCGCATTGGCCGCTCTGCAGCGGCTGCCAACACTTTCACCTTCAATCACGAAGACGCGCTCGCGACGGCAGGTGAGCAGTTCAACACGCCGGGTAACGTGCCGCTCACGCTCCGCGCAGGCGAAGGCGCGATCCTTTACAATTCCGAAGCGCGCGTGAATGTCGTGGCGATCGGACGCGATCAGTTCGACTATCTCAAGCTCGTCGAGCGCGCGGCTGGCGACACTCTGGCGGCTGGGCAGGCGCAGTTCTTCGCGCGCAATGACACGCCCAACACGCCCATGTTTCGCGACGACACCAACGTCGATCACAAGCTGGTGCGCGCGCCGGTGCCGCTCGCTGACATGGCGACGATGGCGCAAGGCACGGCGGTCGGCCGCGCCGTGCTCACGGGGACTGGCGTGCCCGGTGCGCTGACGGGGCTGCAGCAAGGCCAGAACCTGCGCCGCGCAACCAGCATCACCGATGCGCTGACGACGGGAGTCGTTGCCACATACACGCTGACGGAGGACCTCACGCAGGTGATCTTCACCGGCTCGGGGACGATCCAGCTCGAGGGCGCCACCATCATCGCCGGCAAAGAGATCACCTGGACGGTCGACGTCAATGCGACGGTCGTCGTGACCTTCATGAACGATGGCGCGCCGACCATCACGCAGGAGCGCTTCCGCACGCACACGCAGCGGCAGGTCACGATCCGCGCAGGTGAGAGCGTCACCACCTGCCACTTCTTCAACCGCCATCGATTCGTCAGCGTTAGCAAACGAGCCGACCCGCAGATCACGTCGGTCGTTCGCGAGGACTTCGACGGGCAGTGTGATGCTGCAGGCGTGCTCGCGCGCTCGCCGTGGATCGCTTGGGATTCGCCCACCATCGCGCAAGCCGACACCGCGACGTCGGGGTATCACTCGAGCAACCATCCCGGCATTTTGCACATGCAGGACGATGCAGCGCTCGCCGACGAGTGCGCCATCTACCGAGGCCCGTACGACTTCGCGAACATCGCAACCTTCGGGGCGACGATCATGATCCCAGCCGACGGCGGCAATGAGCTTCTGAACTGCGCGATGGGCTTTGGGATCGTGTCCGACCCGACCGACATGGATGTGAGCACCAGCGGCGGGGTGTGGACGGACAACAATCTGGTCTTCCTTCATCGCTCGGGTGGAGCGAGCGCGGGCAACTGGCTCGTGCGCCGTGAGAACGCCGGCAGCGGAGCGGCGGTGAGCTCGGGCGTTACGGTGGTCGCGGGCACCTGGGCGACCTTTCGAGCTGAGCAGACAACGCCCGGCAGCGGCAGCTGGCGCTGCTACATCAACGGCACTCTGTTTACGACCGCGACGCTGGCGAACACGAGCGGCATCGCCTACCTCGCCATCGGCATGATCCGCGGTGCGGGTGCGGCGGGACGCAACCTGCTGGTCGACGAGATCATCCTCGACACGTTCGAACTCAACCGCGCTGCGGCTTAGCGCCGGAATCTGAAGGGTAAAAGCAATGTCAGAGAACCACACGAAGACCTACTACGCGCACGAGTTCGTGGCGCTCGGCGGCGGCAGCCTGGCGGAGAACAAGCCCATCATCGATGCCGCACTGGCAGCGATAGTTCCACCGCTCAGCCTGCCAGTGAACGAGACACGGCTCGCGCTCGGTGGCGCGGCGTTGATCGTGGACTGGGCAGGCCTGCCGAGCTCAGCGGACGTGGCCGCCGTCACGGCATTGGTCCCGACGATCGTTGGCGTGACCACTACCAGCGCGCCGATCGAGCTCGAGAGCCTGGGCACCACCACCACCACGGACACGGTGACGCCCGTCGACAAGATCGACTTCACCACGCAGCCGCTGGACGCGGGCACCTATCAGGTGATGTGGGATGCGCTCGTGGGCATGGTGGCCACGGTGGCGAACACGGGCGTGAAGGGCATCATCACGCTGACCCGCATCCGCGGCGCCTCGAGCGTGGCGCGAACGTGGTCGCACGGCTGGAACCAGCAGGAGCCCCAGCTCTTCGGCAGCGGGATCACCTTCCAATGCAACGCGGGTGATCGCATCCGCGTGCAGCTGCAGGTGCTGAAGCTGGGCGTCGCGGCAGCCACCGCGGCGATGGGGATGGCGCGCGTCACCATCGACCAGATCGCGCGCCCGGGGCAATGAGCTGCTCGCTGCCCGAGCCGCCCGTGCTGGGCTTCACGCTGCCCGGGCTCGCGGTGCCGGCGCTGCCGCTCAGCGTGGTGCTGCCCAGCTACGCCGTCGCGCTGCCGGGGCTGCCGGCGCTGACGGCGCCCGGCTTCGGCCTGCCGCTGCCGGCGCTGCCGGCGCTGCCGCTCAGCGTGGTGGTGCCGACCGTAGACATTGGGATCGACCTGCCGGGGCTGCCGGCGCTGACGGCGCCGGGCTTCGCGCTGCCGCTGCCGGCGCTGCCCGAGATCCCGTTCGACGCCGAGCTGCCGGACCTGTTCTGCCCGCTCGACTAAAGCTCGAGAGCCGCGCGCCCGCTCAGATGAGCGGTACCTCTAAACACCAGCAAGGGGGGTCGAGGTCATGCCAGCTACACCCAGTCCATTCATCGACAAGAAGCGCCTCATCGGCGCCGCCCATTTCCACTACGGATCGCCCACGGGATTGCTCACGGGCGTCGCCGCAGGCACCGCCAGCGCCGGCCACGTCTATGCGCTGCGCAACCCGAGCAGCGCGAAGAAGCTCTACATCTCGCGCGTGCGTCTGGCGTTCATTCCGACGACTGCGTTCGGCGCGGCGCAGGCTCTGTCCTTCGCCCTGTTCAAGCTCACCGGCTACAGCGCGGCGCACACGGGCGGCAACGCGGTCACGCCGCAGAAGCGCCTCACGAGCTCGAGCAAGGCCACGGTGGCCACGGCGCGCATCGGCGACACGGGTGCGCTGACCGCCGGCACGCACACGCTGGTCGCGACGCCCATCTTCCGCTGCGGATCGTCGCACGCGACGCTGCCCGTGATGGATGCAGTCTACGAGCCGCGTGACGATCATCCCATCATCCTCGAAGCGAACGAGGGGCTGCTCGTGCGCAACGAGATCCTGATGGGCGCCAGCGGCGTCGGCGTGTTGATCGTTGAACCGGAAGGCTGGGAGCGCTAAGCTCACCCCGCTGATTGGTATCGTCGGTTCGACGGGCCCGGGGCGTCCCCCTCGGGCCCGTTGCTTTTTGGAGTCCGGTGCTCGCGTGAGGAGAACCACCGGCAGAGCGGCAGCCGGTGCACCCAGCCGAGCTCAGCGTGCAGCCAGCAGGGCGCGCCGCAGCTCGGGCAGTCCACGCAGGTCAGCCCTTTGAGGCTGATGCGAACGCGCTTCACTCGGGTGTGGTTTCGGGCGGCGCTGCCGGGTCCTCGGAGAAGAACTCAGCGACGCCCCACGCGATGAGCTTCACGCCCTGCACGATCGGGCCGCGATACTCTTCCTGCGACGCGGCCGCGATGGCCTGGCCGGCGATCATCAGCGCGCTGATCAGGTATGCCACCCACTTGGGGCTGCCCTTCGCCACGCGCACGGGCAGGCTCGGGCGCGGCGCGGGCTCGACTGTCGGCGCTGCCGGCGGTGTGCTCGAGATGCGCTCGACGATCTGGGGCGTGATGCGCTGGTCGATCAGATCGTAGAGCTCTTTGAGCGTGGGGTTTGCCGGGCGCGACGGCAGCGGTGACGGCGGCGGCGGCGGTGAGCTGGGCAGCCTGGCGAAGTCTACCACCGGCACCGTCGGCTCAGCCTCCACCGCCTTCAGCCGCGGCCGCGGGATGGCGGTGCCCGTCGGCGGAGTCTTCTCGCGGTCGTCCTTGCCCACGCTCGCGAGTGTAGCGCGCGCTAGCGCTGCTGTCCCGCCTCGACGATGAAGCGGATGTAGTCGGTGATCGGGAAGAATGGCCCGGGATCGAAGTGCGTGCTCTTGCCGAAGGCGCGGCTCACCTCGGCGTGCGTGGTGATCCCGCGCGCGCCGCGCTTCAGGTGGTCCGCCATGATGAACTGCACGGGGATGGCGAACCGTTTGCAGAGCCAGCCGGTGAGCTCGGCAGACAGCAGCAGCATCCGGAGCGAGTAGTCGTCCAGCCACTGCGCGCGGCTCTGCCTGGCATAGCCCGCGTGTTCGATGCCGATGCCGCTGGTGTTTGCGCCCGGCGCGTGCCAGGCGATGCGGTCCGGCGGCACGGAGCAGATGACCGATTCGTCGTCCACGCAGTAGTGCGCGCTCGCTCGAGGCGCCGCACCCTGCTTGCCGGCGAAGAATCCGGCGCACCACTCGGCGCTGGTCGCGGTCTCGGGCCACTCCATGCAATGCAGCACGATCACGCTCTTGGGCCCCGCCGGCAGATGGCGGGACCAGTGCACCGCCTCCACGTAGGGGATGGCGTCGGGATCGAAGCGCGGCGGCGGCCGCGGCACCACAGGGGCGTTCAGCGCGGCTCGCGTCTTCGGGCCCACCACGCCATCGCCGCGCAGCCCGTGCGCCTTCTGCCATGCGAGCGTGGCGTTGTGGACGCTGGCGTTGAAGGTGCGGGGCTCACCGTTGAGCTCGTAGCCATCGTCGCTGAGCACGGAGCGCCACTGCTCCACATCGCTGCCCACGTCACCGAGCTGCATCGGTGACCGCCACTCATCCGCTCGAAGCTGCATAAACGAGCCGGGCGCCTATTCCCTCAACCAGGCGCGGCCAAGGTGAAACAGGCACCCGGCGAGTGCAGACGTTATCATGCGTTGGGGAACGCGGGGCGGACGAAGATCGCAAATCGGCGGCGCGCCTGCGTGTAATTGCAGTTGCCGGCGAAGGTCATCGTGCGCGCACCCTGGTTGAAAGACACGAGCCGCGCGCCGCCATCGAACGGGTTGAGCAACTGGTCCACCTCCTGATCGACGTAGAGGTAGTCGTCCGCGGTGAGGATGTCCGCCAGCGTCGGCGTGCCCCCGTTGCCCAGCGTTAGGTTCGTTACCGTCGGATTGCCCGCGGTGGTGTCACCATAGAGCACTGCGGGGATGCAGTAGCGCCGGCAGTTGATCGGGTGCATCACGCCGGCCGCGACGATGCCGCTCAGAATGTTGCCGTCCTTGTCGTAGCCGCTCATCGCCTCGAGCACGATGCTGGTGCCCGTGCGCGACTTGACCATGAACACGGCGCCCGTTGCCGCAGAGACCATGCAGTCGCCGACGTCGCCACCGAAATGCATCAGGCTCGCCGTGGTGACGTAGTCGAGGACAATGGTCACGAGGCGGCCCACGGTGGACGTCACGCTGGTGATGGAGAAGCCGAACGTCTGCCAGCTCACGTCCACCCCTGGATCGTTTGCACCGACGAGCGACTTCCACCGCTTCGCGTAGATCGGCCCGCAGAGATGCCGCGGCGCGATCGCCTTCTCCGTGTAGAGCGCTCCGGTGCCCAGCAGCGCTCCGGTGTTGAGGTTGTGCAGGTAGCCCGACCGCATGCCGAAGCGCGCGAGCCCCGTTGATCCCTGGCTGATGGTGATGCCCAGCGTCGCGTTGTAGGCGGCCTTCTCGTACAGCGCGCCCGCCGTCCAGGCATCGCCCTGGGTCTGGCAGCCTTGGAACGCCAACTGCAGCGCGGGCTGCGCGTCGATGGCGCTGCCGGCGCAGCGGAAGTTCAGCAGGCCGCGGCCAGCGCCCGACATGTAAAAGAAGACCTGCTCGAAGCTCACCTCCATGGAGCCCTCCATCTCGAGCACCCACGTCGGCACGCCGTAGCGCGCCCACCAGGAGAAGCCGAACTCACAGTTCTTGAAGCTCAGCGCGCCGGCGTTTTGGCTCACGCCGTTGCATTTGCCGAGGCGGTAGATGGCCTCTGCAAAGCAGCCGATGAACGTTGGCCCCACGCCGTAGCCGAGGTTCATCGTCTCGAACAGCTGGATCGATGTCTCGAATGCAGTCGAGATCACCGTGATCATTGGGTTGCCCGCCTGCAGCCCGTGCACGCTGCTCGCGATGCACGTGTGGCAATAGGCGAACATGCAATGGTCCATCCGGTTGACCCGGGCCTGAGAGTTTCCCCATGAAAACCCGAAGGCGCAGAACCACATCGCCACCCGCGACAGCTTCGTGAAATCCCCGTTGCCATCGGCATCGCCAGGGTGCTGCACGATGCCGCAGACGAAGCCTTTGATGAGCACGTCCTCGATCAAGACGTCGCGGCTCTGGCCCTTGTTGTACTGCGGCGTGACGCCCAGAAAGGCGGGATAGGGAACTGCCGGGTAGCTCGGCGTCGGCGCGGGGCCCGTGTACGGATCGATCGCGATGGCAGCGCTCACCGAGTAGCGGGAGCTCGCTGCAGCGGGCAGCGCCGGGTCCACCCACGCCGAGGCGTTGAGGTCGTTCATGGACGCGCTGCCCTGGATGAGCGCCACGACGTGGTCGAAGTTGTTGCCGAACAGCGTCATCCCGCGCACCACGGTCGAGCGCGCGCCCTGGATCGCGATGAGCGGGCCCTCGTTAAAGAACTGCCGGATGACCGTGCCGCAGCCGCCGGCCTCGTACGTGCCGCCCTCGCGCTTGCCCTGCCCCTCGAAGATGATGCTGCGGAAGTCGGTGCCATAGCCGAGGTGCAGCGTGGTGTTGAATCGCAAGCCGCCGCCCGGCACGATCACCTTGCGACCGCTCGAGATGCCGAAGGCGTTCTTATACAGCGCGTGGTTGACCGCCTTCTGCACCGCCGGCTGGTGGTCGGTGTCCCACGTGAAGTTGTAGGCGGCGGCCTTCTCCGCGGACGTCATGAAGTCGGTGACCTTCACGTCGTCTGCGAGCCAGTCGACGATGGCCCGCACCACGGCGCCGGTGCCTGCCGGCGTGTAGATGCCTGGGGAGACGCCCACCTCGATCATCGCGTTGATCGCATCAGCCCAGCCCTCCGTGCTGAACTGCTGGCTCTCGGTGGCCACGATCTTGCGGGTGTCGAAGCCCGTCGGGATCCACACGCCGCGCTCGTAGACGAGCGACGGGTCCACCACCACGCGCCCGCTGGGCAGCTGGCGCTGGCCGCCATTCACCACGCAGCGGACGATCCACGAGTGGCTGCCCGAGCCCGGCATCGTCACGGTGACGGCCTGGTTAGGCGCCGTGGGCATCACCGCCTGCCCGCTGGTGGCGCCTACGAGCGTGAGCGTGGGCGCGCCGCCGCTGGCGCGCGGCGGGTTGGCGGCGATCCCCAGGTCCGGGTTGGGCCCGTTCGGATCGTACACCTGGAACAGCACCGTGCTGGCCACGCTAGGATCCCGCAGCTTGAGGCTGAGCACCTCACTGTTCGCCGCCTCGTACCCGCGGTCTTCGCCGTCGAGGTTGATATCGAAAAGGGCAGGGATTGCCATCCGGCTTTCCTTCGAAAGCGGCCGCGCCCTGCCGGCGAGCGTATCACGCGGCGCTCAGACGATCGCCGTCGATTTGGAGAACGAGCCGACCCCAGTAGCCGTCATGCCAGAGCTCCCCGATGCGCACGAGGTGGCTGCCGCCTTCGCGCGGCGTGAACGCCACCTGCTGCGGCACGAAGCGCCGGTACACGGTGCGCGTCGAATTGACGTCGCTCGGCGCGGTGACGGCCATCTCCAGCGGCAGCACGATTCCCTCCGGCAGAGCCGCGGAATAGTCGATGCTGATGAGCACGGGCTCGAATGCACGCAGCAGCTGGTTGGGCTCGCTCAGCGTGAGCCGCAGGCGGTCCTCGCCGTAGTAGCGCGGTGAGATCTCGTCGATGAACTCAGCCATCAGCCCCCCACGAAGTCGATTGCGTCCACGTGTAGGACGATGCCTCCGCCGCCCTTGCGCCGCAGGACATAGGTGTAATGCCCGGGCTCCGTGGGCGTGAAGCTGCGCACGCTCGACTGCCCCGGCGGACTCGAGACCGCGGGTGCAGAGGTCCCTGGGTACTCGGTGAACCAACCGAAGAAGGTGCGCCCGCTGAGCGCGGCATCGAGCGGGCCCTCCACGCCCGCCACCACCGCGCTGATCTCCACGGGATCGTCGGTGAGCGCCAGCCGTCGTTTCAGCGGCAGCTCGGGCAGCGCATGGATGCGGCTCGGGCGCTCGCCGAGCGCTGGGTCCGCCCAGTTCTCCAGCGTGGCGCCGGCGGTAAAGCGTGCGCCGAAGTCAGCCATCAGACACCGACGCGGTTGCCACCGAAGCCGAAGCGTACAGCCATCAGATCGATGGATGGCGTGAAGACGTTGGCGTCGGATGAGCCGGTCCCGATGTAAGCGCCGAAGGTGCAGAGCCCCGTGGGGAGCTGACCGCTGGTGAGCGTGACGATCGGTGTCGTCCCGGGGGAACCGAAATAGACCTCCAGGTTGCTAGTGCCCTGCGGTTTCAAAAAGCGGACCTGCGCGTACTCACCCACGGTTTGGTTGCCCAGATCGTACTGCTGCTCGACGCCCGCGCGCTTTCGCCAGAGCCACCATTTCGACGCGCCGGCGTTTTTGACATGGTGCAGGCTCAGCGCGTCGGTGCCGCCGCCATAGACGGAGTTGTCCTGGGCGAAGCCGATGCGGATGCGGCTCGTCACGTTGGAGGCGTGATCGGCGATCTTCACCGCGCAGATGAACTGCTCGATCTGGCTGAACAGGAACATGCCCGCGGTCGCGCCGATGAGCTCGAAATGGAAATCCTGGTCGCTCACGCCGTTGCCCGGCAGCGCGACTTCGAGCAGCCCGGGGTGCCGTGAATTGCCCGCGCGCGCGTTGACCGCGACCGATCCGCTGGTGCCGCCGCAGCGCCAGGGCAGCTGCGCATCGATGCGCGACCCGCCGCTGTTGTGGATGGCGCCGAACCAGTCTTCGACGAAGTCGATGTATGCGTCGGGCCGCAGGATCCAATCCTCGTGCAGCCCCAGCTGCGATGCCTGCAGCGCATTGACGGCCTGCGCGTTGTCGGCATCTGCCTGCGCCGCAACGATGGCGGCCTCGGCTGTTTCCAGATCCGCGGAGATCCCGAGCAGCCCGTCCTGGAAGGCGTTCGCCTCGTCCGACGTGAAGATGTCTTCCGGATCCCAGCCTCCGGGTTTGATCGGCGGTAGCGGCATGGCTCAGCCTCCCCTATGTGTCGAAGCTTGTGAGGTCGAGTCTCGACACGTCAAGCTTGAAGCCGCGGTGCGTGACGATCTGTAAGTCATTCGCGGCGGGCAGCACATCGTGCAGCAGCTGCCGCGCTTGGCGCATCGCGCGGCGCTCGTCCGCATCCGGCTGCACGCCGTCGCCGAGCTCGAGCACCACGCGCAGCACCAGCAGCCCGCTGTAATTGGGCAGGCTCGTGCTCAGCCGCCCGCCGCCGAAGGGCTCGGCGCCCGCCATGTCCTCGAAGGCGCGGCCCATCATGGTGGTGAGCGTGCGGTTCGGATCGGGGATCACGACGGCGAAGCGCTCGTCCAGCTGCTGCAGGGAGTCCTGGATGCCCGGCACATCGCTGGCGATCTCGAGCGTGTATTGCGCTGCGGCCACGGCGCGGCGCTGATCTTCGGTGAGGTCCGGATCGTCGGTGAGCCCGAGCAGGCGCTCGTAATAGGGCAGCAGATCCGTCGCCAGATTGGGGAACGCCTGCAGCGCCGCGCGCTCCCCCATGTCCGCCACGGCCGCCACGGCGCGCGCCCGCACGCGGCGGAACAGGGCCTCGATCGCGCTCGGGCTCGAGGCGCTTCCGCCCTTCCCGACCGCTGATCGCCATGCGTTATAGATCAGGTCTTCGCGCGTGGGCTCAGCCATCAGGTCTGAGGATACACCGCGAACTTACCCGGCACGAGCAGCGATGGCCCCGTGATCGGATCCGCGGGCACCGCCGGCACCGATGGAGACAGCGACACCATCGCCGCGTCGGTCACGCTCGAGCCCAGCGCCTCGGTGATCACGCCCACGATGCTCTGCCCGCCGCGCGATGGCGACTGCTCGCTCGGCACCGGGTTGCGGTAGGCGCGCCCAGCGCGATCGTCGGTGGTGAGATCGATCACCTCGCCGGGCCCGAGCCCGTCGTAGTAGCGCACCACGGCTGCCGCCAGGGTATCGCGGCGCAGCATATCGGGCGACACCCAGTCGCCCACCGCGAAGGTGTGGCCGGCGAGCGGCGCCGAGAGCTGCACGCGGTAGATGCCGGCGCCCAGGTCCGTGACCGTCTGCACGGGGATCGAGAGGAACGCGCTCGTGGGCACGTCCCAAACCATCAGGTGCACCTCGGCGGAGGAGCTCACGCCATCGGGCAGCAGCCCCGCCGTCTGCGCGGTGATCCGGATGTCCTGCTGGGTGGTCACCGTGCTGACGGCCACGGCCGAGCCCGCGTTGATGGGCGGGAAGGGCTGCAGGTCGCGCCAGCCCACGCCCGAATCGACGGGCTGCAGCAGCAGCACGGTCGCGTTCGAGCTCACCGCCACGGGCGGCACGACCACCAGGTGCTGCACGCCGGGCATGTTCGTGGAGGCGGGCGGCACGAGCGCAGCCCTCACGCGCGTGAGCACGCCAATGGAAGGGATGCGCGCCAGCGGCCCCGCGATGGTGCCGCGCTTCTGCACCACCGCCACCAGGGCGCTGCCCGCGTGGAAGGCGCAGCAGTAGACGAACGCGTCCTCGACGCTAACGCTGGCCTTCCTGGCGAAGGCCCGGATGTGTGCCCAGTTCCCCGAGGCCGGCTTGTGGCGGATGCGGTCCGCCAGGCGCCGGGCAGCATCGGCATCGGTCTCCGCGTCTGAGCCGCCCGTGAACTTGTCCCCGATCACCGTCGCGGTGCCGATGGATCCGATGGGCGCGTTCGCCCAGGTGATGACCGTCCCCACCTCGATGTTGGTTTCGTCTCCCCCATCGATCCCGATGAGCAGCAGCTGCGCTTCACCATCGCCATCGGCTTCCCCCGACGCGAGCACCTGGTAGCGCAGCCCCGCCGGGTCCGTGCCGTAGACGGCGCCCGGGTCCGGCACCTCGGTGGAGCCCTGCCAGATAACGCCTGGGTTGCCCGTGGCCAGCACGGTGCCCGAGCCGCCGAACGCGGGCAGGTACTCCTCACCCCAGAGCGGGAAGTGATAGTTCCGCAGGAACGCCGAGCCCGCGCGATCGACGCGGATCTGGTTGGCGAGGAACTCGTCGCGCTTCTGGATGCCCAGCAGCACCAGGTCCAGGCCGTCGAAGTCTTTCCAGAACCGCCCGCCCTTCGCGGTGGCGCGGCGGATCTCGTCCTCGGTAAAGAACGTCCCCGTCTCCGGGTTGACCTGCAGGCGCAGCCCTTCGCGGTAGTCGCGAAGCATCGCCTCCCGCTGCTCACCCCGCCGGAAGACCGCCCACTCGCGCTCCGTTGCGTATGTCACCCGTGCGAGTGTAACGGCTCAGCGCGGGAAGACCAATCGGCGCTGCGCGGACTCGGGTGGCGCCAGCAGGTCGCGGAACTCGAGCACGGTCTCGATCTGCGAACCATCGCTCGGGTCTTCGGTCACCACCACGCGCGTGAGCTGCGCCACCCCTGCCCGCTCAGCATCAGCGAACGCCTCCGCCGCCATGCTCTCGATGAGCTCGGCCGTGCCCTGCTCCACGTGCGTGAGCTCACGGAACCGGTTGCCCAGGTCACGCACCGCCGCGCCGGTGCCGCGCTGCACCGTCAGCGCCTCGAGCACGAACGCGTCGGCGAGTGGGCGCCCGGTGAACAGCGACTCGAAGTCACCCGTGAGCGGGTCGATCCGGTCGGCGAGAATGGCGGGCGCTGGGGACTGCGCGCCGATGGTGCTGGTGACGGGATCGGAGGCTGGCGAGATGCCGGCGGGTGGTAGGGGCATGGCGCATTGTAACCCGTTTCACGTGAAAACTTGACCGCGACGATTCGTGCTGCGCTATAGGGGTCCCCAGGTCCCCGCGTACCCCAGGTCCGCGCGGCCCTCCCCCCCTACCCCCCAAAAGGAGCATCCCCCCATGCTCACCGTCGCCGTCCTCCAACAGAAGGGCGGCAGCGGGAAGACGACGCTGGCCGTCAACTTCGCCGCTGCTGCTCACCTCGCCGGGCGCCGCACGCTCATCATCGACATGGATCCCCAGGGCACCGCGCTCGATTGGAGCGCGAAGCGTGGGGAGCCATCGCTGCTCGCCGGGCTCACCGTCGTGCAGGCGCCCAAGCCCCTGCCCCTGCCCCGCATCCAGGACATGTCCCGGGGCTACGACGTGGTGCTGCTGGACGGCCCGGCGCGCCGCGGCGATATCACGCTCAGCGCAGCCGTCGCGGCCGACGTGGTGGTGCTACCCGTGGCGCCGGGGCCCGCCGACTTCTGGGCGCTGGCCGAGACGCTCGAGTCACTGGACCAGGCGGACCAGATCCGCGAGCAGCTCGGGCGCCGCCCGGTGCGCCGCACGTTCGTGGTGAACCGCGCCATCACCGGCGCGCTGGCGACGGGCAAGGCCGAGAGCGGCCTGCTGCAGATGGCCGATCACTATGCCGGGTGCGTGCGCCAGCGCGCTGCATTCCCGGCCTCAATGGAGGTGGGCGAGTCAGTGCTCACCGTGGCCGCTGCCAAGTCGGCAGGGCTGGACATCAAGCGCATCTGGCGCGCAGTGGAGAAAGGATCGCATGGCATACACGGCAGAAAGGCCAAGCCGCACGGCGGCTCGGGGCGCGGACAGATTCGGGGTAGGGGAGAAGCGACTGCACGCTGACATCCCGGCGGACCTGCATCAGAAGGTGAAGGCCCGCTGCTTCGAGCGCGGGATCCAGATCCGCGAATACCTGCTCGATCTGCTGGCGAAGGACGGCCTGAAGCCTGGGTCCGCCGCCGTACCCAGGTCCCCGCGTACCCGCCGCCCTGCGTGAGCAGCCACCCGCCGCCCCCGAAAGCCAGCCCGTAGCGAGGGGCCAAGACCGATCGGATCCCCGATCAATCAACCTCACTGCGGGCCAGCGCTCGAGGGCGGCAGGCGCCGCTCGGCGTATCAGTCGCCGGGCTCCTCGGGCTGGCTGGGTACGTTCCAGCCCTTCGCCGTGCAGCCAGCCATGTCGTCCAACCTTCGCTGTTCACCGGTAGGGGTCGGCCGTCGGCGCCCGGTCCGCGCGCTGCAGATCGTGCACCGCCGTTGCGATGCCCCGCCGCCAGTCATCGTCGATGATGGCTGCCTCCACCACCGCCCACGCGACGGTGTGGCTCACGTCGCGTGTGCCCAGGCGCAGGTGCAGCGTAGCGGCCGCGTCCGTCAGCTCGGCGCGCTCGAGCTCCACGCCTGCGGCGCGCGCCAGCCAGTCGGCGAAATGCAGCACCCGACCCCAGCGCGAGCCCACCGCCAGGGACCATTGGCTGAGCGTGAACGTGGGCGGCTCGTGCTCAGCGATGGTGAGGGGACCGCACGCGAGGGCAGGGGGCTTCGCTGCCCCACCGAACGCTGCCTGATGCTTCGCCCAGGCTTCGGGCGCCACGGCCGCCACCAGCGCCGGCAGGGTCTCGAACAGCTTGTCCACCTCGAGCGCCAGCGCGCGGCTGGGCGGTGTCTTCCACGCGCTGATGTGGCCCTGCGTGCGCCAGGCCACGGCCCGCCGCAGCAGCTGCAGCAGCGCGTGCTCCTGGTGCTCACGGAGCCCGGTGCTCACGGCATCTGCGATGCGGGCTTCGATCAGGCAGTCGCGGCAGGTGGCCGAGTCGTGATCGCCGTAGCCCACCCAGCGGTCGTCGTCACCCCAGTCGCCCGGCACCCCGGGCTTCATGCACAACGCGCCGCCCGCGAAGAGGATGTGCACGGTGGTTTCATCAGCCATCGGTGGGCTCCTCGTCTTGGGTGGCGTCGCCATCGCGCTGCAGGCGTTGGTCGAGGTACTCCAGCACGCGACTGCGCGCCGCCATGTCGAGCGGCAGCAGCACGCGCAGGCAGATCCCGATCGCTTCGATCTCGGGATCGCGTTTGGGGGGATCCACGTCAGCCATCGGTGGGCTCCTTCTGCACCAGCATCGTGGCGTCGCCATCGAGGTGGATGACGTTGGGGCGCCGCAGCTCGGCGTCGCTGAGCGCCCGCAGCAGGCGCTCCTTGTCCTCCACCAGCGCCACCACCATGTCGATCAATGCCTGCTCCCGCGTGTGGTTGTTGTAGCAGGCATTGCGCACGATCGCGTTCACCGTGGCATCCACGTTGAGCGCGCGCCGCAGCTCGAGCGGGACCAGGTTCTCCACCGGCGTGGGCAGCCTGGCGCGCTCGCCGACGGCCTGCCCGCACCAGATGCAGCGGCCTTCGCCGTTGTTGATGCACAGGCTTGGCGCCCGCGAGCAGTTGGGCTGGATCGCATCAGCCATCGCGCGGCTCCTTGGGCTCGGGCCCTGGGTCCGCGGGGACCTGCGGCCCTGGATCCTCGGGACCCGGGTCCGCCATGGCGGCAGCCGCGCGCGCCTGGTAGCGCACGAGGGCCGCGTAGACGCTGGGCTCGAGCGCGATGCGGTTCGACGCGTCGCGCTCCTCGTGGGAGCCGGTGGTCAGCCAAAGGTGATAGCCATCGAACGACGCATACACGCCATCGCCGAGGTATTCGGGGGGGGGATTCCGGGGGATCGTCATGGCTCAGCCTTCCTCGCCCATCTCACGCGGCAGCAGGGTGAACTCGGGCTGCTCGGGTGGCGGCTCATCCTGCGGCGTGTCGATGAACGCCATCGCCCAGTCGTACGCGATGCGCTGCGCCTCGGGCGTCCAGCCCCGCACCTTCTCGATCAGATGCGCTGGCTCCCACGCTTCATCGGCATCGGCGAGCGCGCGATGCACTGCCTCGGGCGTGAGCGGCAGGTCTGAATTCGCGGGCGGCGGTTCGCTCTTCTTATGCGCGTTCGCCAGCGCATCGAGCGCGGCGCCCTTGCTGCGCTGCTGCTGCGCGCCCGCCGGCGGCACTGCCTGCACCACGGGGAAGGCCTCGTCCATCGTCACGATGTTTTGCTTTAGCGACTGGCAGAGCCCCGAGAGGATGTCGCAATGCTCATCGGTGAGCTCCTCGATCGAGCCCACGCCCATGCGCACCAGAAGGCGTTCGATCGGCAGGCCGCGCTTTGCGAACCAGGCCAGCGCGCGGTCGCGGCGCTCGGGCAGATCCTTGCCGTCACCGCGAACATACGCCTTCGTGTCTTCCCAGATGGCGTTCACCAGCGCACGCGGGATCACGCGGAACACCGCGTTGCGGAACGCGATGCTCATCGCTGCCATCATGGTCACGCGGATCATGTCGTCGCCGTAGCGGTCCCCCTTCTTCGTCACGATGCCGCGCTGCACCTCCACGCCCAGGCGCAGGTTCTTCTCCAGATCCCAGGCGATGGACTGCGCGGTGACGGTGCGCGGGCCCTCATCGATGATGCGTGAGGCGATGTGCAGGTTGCCCCACGTGGGCGCTACGATCTCAGCCAGCCGCACGCTGGGGCCCGTGATGGGCTTATCAACCCAGGCGCCCTTCTCATCCTTCTCCTTCCGGAACAGGGTGAACGTGCAGGACTCAGCGGTCTCGCGCTGGTAGCAGGAGAGGGCGACCGCCTCCTCCACGAAGCCCCGCGTGTCGCGTGGCCAGCGGTGAGCGGCGTCGAGCTGCATCGACACCTCGCTCTTCGTCAGCGCCTCGAGCGCAGCGCTATCGGGCTTCACGATCGAGACGACGTCATCTTCAGCGTCGTCGAATGGATCGGGCTCGCGGCGCGCCAGGTTCGACTGCCGCGCGGGCGCAGGTGCTGGCCGCTGCGCGGGCTGCTGGCGGCGCTGCGCGGGCGCGCGCTGAGGTGGCTGCGGGGATCGGCGTGTAGCCATGGGGGCTTCCTTTCGGTGAGGTGGACCTCGCCCAGCATGGCCCGCGCGGATCGCGGCCATCGGGGTGTCGGTCTTGGCACCTGGACACTACCAAATCCGCGCTGCCCGAGCACCCGCGGCAGCGGCGAATCGTGCGCTAGATCGGCGCAGTCTCGGCCGTTGCGGGCAGACGTTTTGCGGCACCGCGGGCAGGCTTCGGGGGCAGCAGGGCTGCGCCCATCTCGGCGCCCAGGCACGTCCAGCCGGGCCACTGCCGGCGGGCAAACAGCTCCACGTGCGGGCCCGGCACCAGCGCATCCACCAGGCTGTAGAACGCGTCGGGCTTGCGCGAGTGCTCAGCGCGCGGCGCATCGAAGACGGACAGGATGCTGGCGCTCAGCCGCGTGGGTTTGCCGCGCCGGAAGACCAGGCAGGTCTCGTGCGCGTTGCGCACGCTGCGGCCCATCCCCATGCACGGGCGCCCGTCCTTCGTGGTCTTGCGCCAGATGAGCTCGGCGGGTGGGCGATCGAATCCCCACGCGCCCGCCACGTCGATCGCCGCCTGCTGGTGCGTGGCTGGGCGCCAAAGGAAGAGCCAGCAATCCGGATGCAGCGGCGGCAGCCGGTACGCGCAGATCGCCCCGACGGTCATCGTCGCATAGTGCTTCGCCGCGCCGCGGCCACCGCCGGGCAGCGCGTCTTTGAACGGCCACGGCGGGTCGGCGCTGATGCAGCGGAAGCCGGCGAAGCTCACGCCACCTCGCCGAGGGCAGCCAGCAGCGCGCGCCCGCGCGCCCGCCGAACGTAGACCGTCCAGAGCCCCACCTGGTCGCGGTTGCCGTGCGCGCACGCGGGCAGCTGCTGCTCGATCCAGCGCGCAGCCAGCAGCACGTCGCTCACCGGGCGCTGCCCAGGGCGGGCGTCGTTGCGGTGGATGGCGCACGCGAGCGCGCCCTCGAGCAGCTCACGCAGCTCGCACTCGGGCAGCACGCCCTCCGCCAGGTACAGCCGCATGGGCTCGCGGTACTGCGCCGGCAGCGTGTCCATCCCCACGCTGCCGGCCACCGCCAGCACCCCCCCCGCAGGCATCACCGGAGGCTCTCCAGTCGACGCCACCCCTCGAGTATCAGGCGCTGCGCTTCGGGGTTGGCCCCGCCCAGCGTCTGCTTCATCTCGGCCACCGCCTGCTGGAACCGCCGCCGCTCCCACTCGGCCTTGGTCACGTTCACCGCGCCAGCCATCAGCGTGATGCTGCCGGTTGGGTGCTCGATGATGGCCAGCCGAGCGCACGCCTGCAGCACCGCCTGGTCGCGCTCCACGCGCGGCAGCGCGTACGCCTGCAGGTAGTCGTTCGTCTCATCGTCCAGCGTGGGGTCGTCGTGATGGCCCGCGTCATGGCGCAGCCAGCGGTACAGCAGCTCGGTGGCCTTCGCGTAGCCGGTGATCGGCGCGCTCATTCCGCGGCCCCCCGGTCATCGTTCGCGGGCTGCCCCGCGCCCACGATGGACTCGGTGAGCTGCTGCGTGAGATCGCCGCACGCGCCCAGCTCGTGCTCGTGGCCGTGCTCGAGCTCCACCACCAGCCGGCGCGATTCGCCGATGACGTGGAAGGGCTTCTTGCGCGGCGCCCGCAGCGTATACGTGCGGTAGGAGTCCGTGCGCGACAGGACCTCGTTGCAGTGCCGGCAGCGGTTTTCCCGCGGCTGATAGTACGCCGTTCCCCAGTAGCGGCCGTCGTCCAGCAGCGCGTATTTGGCGCTCCGGATGGTGGCCGCCAGCGTGTTCTTGATCAGCTGGTTGCGGGTGGTGAGCAGCGCGATCGCGGCCTTGTTGCGTTCGTACTCATCGGCGATGCGCGTGGCGTCGAGGATGCGGATCACCTCATCGTTGTCCTCGGGGTACAGGTGCCGCAGCGCCATCTCACTGGACTCGCTGCCATCGGGATCGGGCGGTAAGCGCTTCTGCACCCGGTCCCAGAAGCGGTCCACGCGCTCAGCGAGCACCGCCTGAAATGCCGGGTGGGGCGCCACGTCGATCCAGCGCAGGCGCCGCTCGGGGAAGGGCAACCAGATGCAAGTCGCCCACGCCGCACGCGACACGAACAGCTCCCATTGGATCTGCACCTGCACCTCCACCGGCAGGTCCTCGTCGTAGCGCGCGCCGTAGCCGGTGGTCTTCACCTCGGCCACGCCCGCGCCGCGCGCCCACTCGGGCGGCCGCGTGAGCTGCACGCCGTCCAGCGTCACCAGGTGGTGAGGCGCATGCTTCGAGCGCAGCAGCTGCCCGCCCTTCACCACGCGCCGCGCCGCGCGCCGCGAATATTCCTTCAGAATGATCGGCTCGAACACGCGGCCCCACTCCGCGATCTCGCTGGAATCCTCATCGGGATCGCCCTCGTGGATCTTTTCCACATAGAGCGCCAGCTCGCTCTTGAACGGGCTCACGCCCATGATCGCTGCAGCATCACTGCCGCCGACGCCCGAGCGTCGCGTTCGCAGCCATTTTTGCCTATTGTTCGCACTCGCCCCGGTCCACACGCAGTGGTCACCGAAGGCTGAGACGGCGCCTCGTCCAGCCATGCTTCTTGCCTCGCTATCGCGATGGCGAGCCCCACTCATGACCCGCCTGGTTTACGTGATCGCGCCGCAGCATGGGAAGACACCCGATGGGGTGGCGATGTCGATTTGCCGATCCATAGATCGGTTCCGTCGGACTGTTCGTGTGGCTCGTGAGTGGCGTGCACACACTGTCGCCCCGCACCACGGCAACGCGAAGCGAAGCCGTTTTGATGCTGGTGCGTCATCCGCTGCTGCGGCGAACCGCAGCGTAAAGGCTGTTCCGGGCGACGCAAATCGATGGCGTCGAAATGTGTACCAAGTCATGGATCGCGCCTGTACATTGCACCGCTGGGGTGCGGTCTCGTGCTCGTCCGGCACGGCGCGATGAGAGGGTTCGCAGCAGCACCTATCTCATCCGCTCCTGCTGGTGCTGCGCGTTGCACCGCTGAAACCCCAGGGAAGGGATTCCACCAGTGGCGAAGAAAGTTTTTCCCATCTACCTCGACAAGCGTGAGCGCCAGATACTCGAGGCGCTGAGCGCACGCGACGGCGTGAGCATGGCGGAAGCCGCGCGGCGCATCATTCGTGAGTACAAGATCGACATCATCGCGCCGCCCAGTGCGCGCGAACCCGCGCAGGCTGCAGCTCTTTGAACGGGGCCTCGTCGCGATGAACTTCGAAGACGAGCCCTACGTGCGGATCTACATCCGCGACACGAAGACATGGCTGCGGCTGGGGTGGGAAGGGCAGTCGGTGTTCTGCCTGCTCTGGCGCAAGCTAGATCGCGCGGGCGTGCTGGACGACGTGACCGATCCCGTTGCCGACGTGGCGCTGATCACGCGCATGCCCGAGGACGTGGTGCGCGTGGGCATCGAGCGCATGCTGCAGCTCGGCGTCGTCGAGCACCGCGGCTCGCGGCTGGTCGGGCCCCGCTACGTGGAGGCGCAGACGGCGATCAAAAGTGACCGGCTGCGGTCGGCGGAGTTACGGAAGCGACGTCGCGATCTGGCCCGCTCGGGTGACTCAGACACGCCGCTGGACGATGAGGTGGGACCAGTGGAGGACGCCGTCACGCTCAGCACGCCCGAGCCGATCGGCGTGTCGCCACCATCGCGGCCCGTGGCATCGGAGACACGCGCCGTGTCGCAACCGACACGCGGGCTCACGAGCGGTCACGCGGCATCACGCGCTGTCACTCCTAGCCTAGCTGATCCTAGCTTAGCTGATCAGGATCCCCCCTTACCCCCCACCTCCGAGCCGCCGGCGCAAACCGCCTCGACAGGCTCGGCGGGACGCGGTAAGCGTTCGAAACCTCGAGCTCGAAGCCAATGCCCCGCAGACCTGAAACCCGACCCGACCAGCGCTTCGACGGCGTGGGAGCTCGGATTCACGCAGGCGTTGCTCGATCGAACCGTCGCCGAGTTCATCGACTACTGGCGCGGCCGCGGGGATCTCGGCGCGGACTGGCAAGCCACGCTGCGCAACCGACTGCGGCGCGAAGCCGAGCGGCTCGCGCTCAAACCGCGTAAGCCACGCGACGCGAGCTGGGCTCGCTACCAGCAGCAGCTGCGCAAAGCGAACGAACCGATCCCCGACGCGGTGCCACCGCCGGCGGGATTCGATGCAGCGATCGGGGGGCTCTTTGGCAACTGAGCGACGGCAGCAGCCGCAGCCGCACGCTGAGCTCGACGCCGAGGCAGCGGTGCTCTCATCGATCATGCTGTCCGTGACGGCGCGCGATGAGGTGCGCGACCTGCTCGAGCCCAGCGACTTCTACAGCGGCGCGAACCGCACCATGTACGAGGGGATACTCGAGCTCACCGACGCTGGACGCGAGTGCGATGCGGTCACGCTGGCGGCGCACCTGCGGGACACGGCACGGCTGCAGCAGATCGGTGGCGCGCCCTACATCTCGCAGATCGTGGACGCGACGCCGTCGGTGGCGAACGTGCTCGAGCACGCGCGGATCGTGCACCGCCTGGCGCGGCTGCGGCGCATGGGCAAAGCACTCGCCGAGCTCAGCACGCAGGCGAACTTCGTCGAGACCCGCGCGAACGTGCAGGGCTTCATCGAGCGATGCGAATCGGTGGTGTTCGCGATCAACGCCAGCGGCAGGACCGACGTCGACACGGGCAGTCCGCTTTGCGACGTGATGAGCAGCGCCGCAGTGGATCTGGATCCCAGCCGCCCGAGCGAGCCGCGCGGGCTCACTACGGGCTTCGTGGATCTCAACGAGCTGAGCCTCGGCTTCTGCCCCGGGGAGCTCTGGTACATCGCGGCGCGCCCGGGCAAGGGCAAGACGGCGCTGGCGCTGGGGATGGCCGCGGCGGTGGCCGCCACGGGCGCACGGAGCGCGTGTTTCTTCTCGCTCGAGATGAAGCGGAAGGAGCTGGGTGAGCGGCTCATCTCGTGGTCGAGCGGCGTGCCTTACAAGCCGCTGCTCACGCGCCGGCTCTCGATGGAGCACTACGAGCGCGCCATCGCGACGGCCGCGCAGATCGGGCGCTACCCGATGTATCTCGACGACGGGAGCACGCTCACGCCGGCGCGGCTGCGGTCACGCGCGCGCAAACACTTCGCGGCCCTGCGCCAGCGCCATCCGCACGCGCGGCCCGGGCTGCTGGTGGTGGACTATGTGCAGTTGATGGCCGACGACTCCACCGAAGGCAACCGCAACGATCAGCTCGAGCGGATCAGCCGAGCGCTGAAGATCCTCGCTGGCGAGCTGGGCATCACGGTGGTGGCGCTATCGCAGCTGAAGCGCCCGAGCGATCGCGCATCGGGTGAGCCCACGTTGATGGACCTGCGGGGATCGGGCGCGCTCGAGCAGGATGCGGACAAGGTCCTGTTCGTGCACCGCGAGGAGGCCGAGGGCGATGAGCGCGGGGAGGCGGCGCTGATCCTGGCGAAGGGACGGAACGCGGGGACCGGGCGCGTGCGCGTGACGTGGGAGCCGTGGTGCGTGCGCTTCACCGAGGGCGCGCAGGGCGGCTTCGACTACGGCCCCACCGACTACGACGGCCCCGAGAGCCGCGAGCTGTCCTAGCGCCCGCCACGCGCCAGCAAACGCGATCCATGATCCTCGATCGGAACCTGCATATGGATCACCCAACGTGCAGGCCTGGCGCGCGTGAGCGTTGCGCCCGTGCGTTCCGATCCCGTACCCTCTGGGCTTCACCAACGGAGGCGCACGATGGGCGAGCAGCAGGATCGGACGGGGATGGTGCAGGTCGAACTCACTCAAGAGGAGTGGGAGCAGCGGTCTGCGAAGCTGGCGGAAGATGAGCAGGCGCGGTTCGACCTGATCGACAAGAAGCGCACGCACAATCGCAAGTGGAACGAGGAGCTGATCCAGCTGCGTGACGGTATCCGGCAGCTCACCGAAGAGGTGAACACGCGGATGGCGTGGGTGCCCGCGCAGCAGTCGCTGCTGCCCGGTGGTGGCGCGGCGAACGATGAGGATGAGCCGGCGGCAGAGGAAGCGCCGCGTGGCCGCCGCCGTCGCGGGCGCCGTGCAAACGGTGCTGCTGCTGCCGAGGCTGCTGGCGCCGACGCGTAACGGGTGCGGTGAGCATCAGCCGCAGGCCACGGCGTCGCTACGCCGAGGGCACCGAGGTACCCGTCTCGAAGACACGCGGGGAGATCGAGGCGCTGCTGACGAAGCATGGCGCCGGGCAGATCCTGTCCGGCATCGATCATCAGCGGCGCTCGGGCTTCGTGGGCTTCACGATGGACGGCCGTCAGTTTCGCATCCCGCTGCTATCGCGGCAGGATGGACGCAACCGCAACGCCGAGCAGGTGGAGCGCGAGCAGTGGCGCGCGCTGCTGCTGCTGGTGAAGGGAAAGCTCGAGTACATCGCCGCGGGCATGACGAACGCGGAGACCGAGTTCCTGGCGCACGTCGTGCTGCCGAACGGATCCACCGTCGGCGCTGAGCTCGCCCCGCGCCTGGCGGAGGTGTACACCACCGGCGAGGTGCGGGCTCTGCTGCCGCCATGATCATCGTCGGCGTCGATCCCGGGTACGCGTTCATGGGGGTGGGCGTGATCGAGCTGCAGCCCTCGAGCACGCGCGTGCTGCATCACTCCACCTTCGCCACGCTGGCGAAGGACGAAGATGCCACGCGGCTGGACGCGATCGCCGAGCACCTGCTGGACCTGCTCGAGCACTACGAGGTCGACGCCCTGGGCTACGAGAACCAGGCCATCGTGGAGGCGGGCAAGCACCGCATCCGCCGGCAGCTGCAGGAGGCGGGCGGTGCCGATGCCGATAGCAACTTCTCCAGCAGCCGCGTGCACGAGGTGGCGGGCATCATCCGCTGCGCCGCGCGCTGCTTCGACGTGCCCTGCTACTGCCTGGCGCCGAGCAGCGTGAAGGTGGCGGTGCTGGGGAAGGGCGGCGGGCGCGCGAAGAAGGGCGCAGTGAAGGCGCGCGTGCGCGCCATCTTCGGGGTGGAGCGTTTGAGTGAGCACGCAGCGGATGCGCTGGCCATCGCGCTCGGTACCAGCGTGCGGCACCGGCGGCAGCTTGCCACGCTGCAGGCGCACGTCTCGCTGATCCATTGACGGGCTTCGGTTCGCGGTGGACGATCACCGCATGACTCGCAAACACCCACAGTCCGAACACGAAACCACCACCACATCCCGCGATGCGCAGGCCGAGGCCCGCGCCACGCCAGCGCCTGACGATGAGGTGCCGGCGCCTGCAGCCGCGCTGCCGCAGGTCGAAGCCGACGCGCAGCGGAAGGCTGACGAGGGCAAACCCGATCCGATGGCGCAGGCGCGCATCAGCGCTGCCGCAGGCAACCGGGGCGGCGGGGACCTGCTGGCTGAGCTCGGCGCGCTGCCGCAGGTGAGCCAGCTCGATTCGCTGAAGGCGAACGCGCAGGCAGGCTACTACCGCACCGTGCCCGCCGAGCAGCTCGCGGCTGACCTGCAGGCGCTGCAGTTCGAAGACGAGGGCGCGGGCAAGGTCCGCGATGCGCTCGTCGAGCGCGCGCGCGGCGGTGCCTTCAGCGGCCGCTGATTAGGTGATGGGCTGGGTCAATCGCCAAACCGACCCAGCCCATCGGGGCAGCCCAGCGGAGAAAGCCTCCCCACGCTGGGCGCCCGTGATCTATGTACGCGATCCCGGTTGGCGGGGACCAGTATTCGGCATCCGCACCGCGTGCCGCTGTGGCGCGCAGCAGGGGCAGACGTCCTGCAGGTGGCCGCGCCCGGGCACGCGGCGCAGCACCCAGCCGTTGGTGCCGTGCAGGCTGGCGGTGGAGGGCTCACCGCAGTCGGCGCAGGTCAGCACCAGCTCGGTGCCCAGCGGCAGGGTGGCGATCACTTGCGGAAGAAGCCCAGGTTGTGGAAGGCGCCCTCGGCCGAGAACATGCACCCCGGCGGTGCCGCCGCATCCAGGGCCATCATGAGGTAAGCGACCAGGCGCTCACCCTCGGCGCCGTCCCAATAGTAGTGATTGAGATCCTGCATCGCTTCGGCAGGCACGCGCGCCATGATCCCGGTGGGGCCGACGTATTGCGCGTGCACGTGCGGGGCCAGCACCTCGAGCGCTGCCAGCAGGCGCGGCAGCACGATGCCCGGCTGATAGGTGCCGGTGCTCACGAAGAAGAAGCCCTGCTGCAGGCACGCCTCACGGATCTGCTCGGCGGTGGTGACCGTGGGCGGCACCGTGAGCGCTTCGCTCGGTTCGGGATCGGGCTGGGACTCGGGCTCCTCATCGCCGCCGTAGGCGCCGGGCGCCTGGCACTCGCCATCGCCGGTGCAGCCGGCATCGGCGCAGGCGTGGCACATGGCGCCGGGCTCACCGATGGCGATCTCGAAGCAGTCGCGGCAGGCGCAGGGGCGGTAACCGGACGAGCGGGTGGGGCGGATCGTGGACTGGATCATGGGGCTTTCTCCTGGTGCCCGCGGTTTGGCGTGCGGGCGGTTTGGGTTGCTGGTGCTGCGCACCCCGGCGCTGCGTACCCAGGGACCCAGGTACGCGGCGGCAGGGCAGCGCGGCTCAGCCGGCGCGGTGTTCGAAGGGCAGCCGCAGGGCGGTCAGCGCGTCACCCATCAGGCACTGCACGACCGAGGTGTCGGTGTGCTCACCCATCTCCAGTGTGAGGTGGCCCTCGTGGGCATCCACGTCGATCGCGATGCAGGCGCCCACGTCCACGTTCATCAGCGCGATCTGGGCTGCGAGGCGGTAGGCGGCCGCGGCTCGGTGAGCCTTGTCGGCGGGCTGCTGGTCGCGGGTGCCGATGCGCTCGATCACGATGCAGGCGCGAACGTGGTAGCCGGCGCGGGTGTACACCACGGCGCGGGTGGCGGGGGGGGCAGGGGTACGGGTACGGGGCATTGGGGCTTTCTCCTTCGTGGCCGCCGGGTTTGGCGTTCGCCGGCCACCCTTCAGACTGCCTCGGCGCGCGGAGCAAAGCCGGCACACCAGGTCGATTTCGCTCCATCGAACCGGCACGCCTGCGCCGGGCCCTGGCGGGGTGCTGCAGGGCCCGGCTGCCGGCGGGGTGCTCAGCCCGCTGCCGGCGGGCGCAGGCTGCCAGCGGCGGGCTGGGGCGCGCCCTCGAGCGCCCGCACGGTGGGGCGCTTGCCGAAGGCGAAACCCGGGTCGTCAGCGCTGGGTGTCAGCGTGGCGGTGACCTGCACCCGCAGCCCGCGGAAGTCGGCCAGGCTGGTGGTGTTCCGTAGCAGCTCGAGCCAGAGCGTCCGGGGGGCCGTCATCCACGCGCGGAAGCCGTCATCGGCGGTGACGGTCATCTTGTACTGCGTGCCGTGCACGCTATCGCGGGCGCTCACCGAATCGATCACGGCGGCGAAGGTCACGCGTCCAGCGGGCGCAGGCCGCAGGCGCATGCCCAGCGTCTGCACCAGCCGCACCTGCGCCGGGCTCAGCGTGCCCATCGCCAGCAGGCGCTGCAGCAGGTCACGCGCCAGCGCGCGCTTCGAGCCGCGCACGGCCACGCGGAAGGCATCGATCAGGCCGTGCTCGCGTGCGAACGTGCAGGCATCGCGGCGGGTGCGTGCGCGCCGCGCGCGGGCTGCCTGCTCACGGGTGCGGCGCTTCGCTGCGCGCGCGCGCTCCCGGCGGGCCACCGTGAGCTCCTTGGTGTGTGCCGCGCGCTGGCGCCGGACCGCGTTGATGAGCCCGGCATCGCCGGTCTTCTCCACGCAGTCGCAACCCACCTTGAAGCGCCGGTTGTCAGCGCTGCGGATCACATACACCAGCATGATCCCGGTGCCGCAGAAGTCGCAGCTGGCGCCGGGCTGGATCGGCGCGCCCTGGCACGCCTGGTATTTGCAGATCTGGAATGACTCGACTTCGAACGGGGCCTTGCCGAGGCCGGCGGCTTCGAAGCGGTGGACGGGCGGGGTGGTGACGGCGGGGATCAATGGGGGGCTTTCTCCTCGGGCGCCGCGGTTTGGCGTGCAGCGCCCGTCCCTTCAGACTGCCTCGGCGCGCGGCGTGAAGCTGGTACACGCCGCGCATTTTGCTCCATCGAACCGGGGCGGCTCAGATCCAGACGGTGAGACCCCAGCGCCCATCCGGATCCCGCAGGCGCTCCACGTGGAAGCCGCGCCGCTGCAGCGCCGCCGTGGCGTCGTCCGCCTGCCGATCCGTGAGCGCATCGGCGGTGGTGGTGATCCGGTCCCCGTGATCGGTGAGGGCCATCGGCGGCAGCGGGATGGCGGACTGCACCCGCTGCAGGGTCACCGCACGCGGCTCCGGGGTGCGGCCGCTATCGTGCGCCAGCAGCTGCTCCACCGCCCGCCAAATGGCGGCCAGCTCGGGATCGCTGGCGGCTTCGGGGCAGGGGAATTTGCGCTGCCAGCGCTCAGCGTAGCGCACGACTTTGCGCGCCAGGCGGTCCCCCTCATCGCCGTCGTTGCGCGGCGTGCGCTCACGGCGCGCGGGCTGCGGCGCGGGGATCGCCTTCCACGCATCCTGCGCTGGCGGCTGAAGGGCGGCGGTGAGCGCGCGGCTCGCCGGGTGCCGGTCATCGGCGGTGCTGAGCCGCTGCACGGCGGCGGGCTTGAGGTAGCGGATCGGGCCGTAGGGTTTGCCGTCCCGCAGCTGCGTGGATTGGATGCTGCCGTCGCTGTAGGCGGGGTGATCCACGCGGTAGATTTTGCCGCTGCGGATCACGATCACGATGTCACCGATCTGCAGGCTGGCGGCTTCTGATTTCGTCACTGGCTTTCTCCTCGGTGCTGGTTTGGCTGGCGCACCCTGCGGCGCGGCGCCCGTTGCCAGGCGCTGCGCCGTATGGGCGGGTCAGCGATCCAGCGGGCCGCTGCCCGCGTGCTCGGGCTCGAGCCCGCAGGCCACGCAGGCATCGATCACCATCTCCTCGGCGTACGCCACGTCCACCGGCATGTCGCCATCGGTCAGCACCAGGCGCACGGTAGCGCTGAGCCCCATCTCCAGCTGCGGGCCGCGCACGTCCACCGTGTAGCCCAGGCAGTCGCCATCGGGCGCGGCGCCGTCAGCCAGGGCGGTCTCCAGCTCGGCCGCCACGCGGTACATAGCGGCGCTCAGCTGGCGCTGCGTGGTGCGGGTGCTGCCCGCCGGGGTGGTGAGCTTAGCGACCGCCACCCAGCCCAGCGGGCCGTGGTGCGTGGTGACGTCAGCGTGGATCGTGAGGGGCTTTGACATGGGGCGTTCTCTTTCCGTGGCCCGCCAGGTTTGGCTGCGGCGTGACCACCCTATAAGACTGGCTCGGGTCCGCCGTGGACGCACCCGCCACGCTGCAGAATTGCGTACCATGCCGGTGCTCCCGTGGTCGATTTCCCTGCCGAAATGGGCGCCTCACCACGCCGGCACGCGGCTTGACTCTACTAAGCCCACGGCGCACAGTCTATTGTGCGCATCACCTGGGACCCGCCAAAAGCAGCCGCCAACCCGGCACGGCACCAGGGCGTCACGTTCGAAGAAGCCAGCGAGGTTTTCGCTGGCGACCCGCTCATCCTGCCCGACCACGCGCACAGTGAAGGCGAATACCGCTTCCACGCGATCGGCGCCAGCAGCCGCCGCGTGCTGCTGGTGGTGTGGACCGAGCCGGCTGAGGACGTGGTGCACATCATCAGCGCGTGGCCCGCCAGCCCCGCACAACGGCGCGCCTACCGCGCTCACCTGAAAGGAACCCCCCCATGAACGACCCCCATGATCCCCCCGAATGGACCGCAGCCGACTTCGCCCGGGCGCTGCGGATGAGCCAGCGCAAACGCATCATCGCCGGCAAGCTCGAGCCGGGCGACGTGGCCGCCCTGCGGCGCTTCGTGGACCTCACCCAGGCGCAGTTCGCCGAGGCGCTGGGCATCAGCGTGCACACGCTGCGGAACTGGGAACAGGACCGGCGCATGCCCGAAGGCCCCGGCCTGGCCCTGCTGCGGATCGCGGCGAAGCACCCACACATCATCCGGCAGATGCTGTCCAGCGCAGCGTGATCCACGTCCGGGGGGGGACGGGGGGACCTGCGTGCAGGCGGACCTGGATCGGTTTCGGGGGGTGAGGGGTAGCGGGCGCTCACCTGCTGCGGCCCTCACGCGCGCACGCGCGGCTGTCCAGGCGCAATTGATCATGCCATAACGGCAGGTACATGGCTGCGCGCAAGGTGGGAGCGGCAGATGGGGGATCGCGTTCGCGGCGCACTGCGCGCTCGAGCTCACCGCCGTCCGAGCCTGAATCGGTGGTGCTGGGCACGGTGGATGGGCTCGAGCCCAGCCTCGATCCTACGCTGCCCGACTTCGCCTGGTGGCCGATCGAACGCGTGAAGCCGTGGGTGCAGAACCCGCGTAAGAACGCCAAGGCCGTGGCGCCCGTGGCGCGTTCGATTCGCAAATGGGGGTGGGGCCGCCCGCTGGTGGTCAACGTCTGGCCCCGGTGCGAGGGCGAGCTGATCATCGGGCACACCGCCTGGCAGGCGGCGCAGCAGCTGCGGCTCACGCAGGTGCCCGTGCGCGTGCGGCGGATGGAGCCCGCGGCCGCGCACGCACTGGCGCTCGCCGACAACAAGCTGGGTGAGATCAGCGACTGGGACCCGGATGAGCTCGGGCGCATCATCGGCGCGGGTGAGCTCACCGCCAACGACCTGGACATCGCCGGCTTCAGCGCGGCCGAGCTGCAGGCGCTGAGCGGCAACCAGCAGATGGACGATGACGATGTGCCGGAGCCGCCGGCGGTGCCCGTCACGCAGCCCGGCGATCTCTGGATCCTGGGGCAGCACCGGCTGGTGTGCGGGGACTGCACGCGCGCTGACGTCGTGCAGCTGGTGCTGGACGGCGCGAAGCCCCGGCTGATGGTGACGGACCCGCCCTACGGCGTGAGCCTGGACAGCACCTGGCGCGACGAGTTCTCACCCGTGAAGCAGAAGCACACGGGCACGATCCGCAACGATAACCGCCGCGACTGGACCGAAGCCTACGCGCTGTTCAACGGGCCCGTGGGATACGTCTGGCACGCGGGCGTCTACGGCGCCGAGGTGGCCGCGCACCTGGCGCGCACCAAGCTGCTCGTGCGGCAGCAGATCATCTGGGGCAAGGCCGCGCTGGTGATGAGCCGGGGCAACTACCATTGGCAGCACGAGCCCTGCTGGTACGTGGTGCGCAAGGGGGAGACCGCGGGCTGGATCGGCGGGCGCAAACAGACGACGCTCTGGACGATCCAGTCGAAGGTGGGCTTCACCCAGAAGGGCACCGAGGACATGGACACCACGCACGGCTCGCAAAAGCCGCTCGAGTGCATGGCCCGCCCGATCCGCAATCACAAGGGTGACGTGTACGATCCGTTCGTGGGCTCGGGCACCACGCTGATCGCCGCGCAGAAGCTGGGGCGCCGCTGCTTCGCCATCGATGTGGAGCCCGCCTATTGCGACGTGACCGTGGAGCGCTGGCGCAAACTCACCGGTGAGGAGCCGCAGCGCATCCCGATGGCGGTGGCTGCGTGATGCCAAGCCGTGAACACGCGCTCGTGATCGGGCTATGCGACAACTTCTGGTGCAGCCGGGTCGCACTGCTGCGACCGCTATTCGACGGGCAGGGGAACGAGGCTGCGCATATCTGCGCGCTCGGCTGCGCTGACAACAGCGACGAGGATGACGAGGTGGCTGCGTGAGCTCACCGCGGAAGCGCCTGCCGAAGCCGAAGAAGCCAAAGCAGCGCGGCCCGCGCCCGGGATCGAACGCGCACTACTGGGCGGAGCTCAGCGAGAAGGAGCGGCGCATCGAGGAGATCGCCGCGAAGATGCAGAGTGGCGCGTGGCTCAGCGGCGTGAGCGATCGGGCGCTGGCTGAGCAGTGGGACTGCGCGCCGAACACCGTCCGGAAATTTGCGGCGGAGGCATCGCGCCTGCTGCGCCGCCAGCTGCGCATGGACCCGGAGGCGCAGAAGGAAGCGCTCGCGCAGATCCTGCAGACGTTCGAAGTCATCCGGGCGAAGGCCATGGCCAAGAACAGCGAGCAGGGTTTGCGCGTCGCGCTGGACGCCACCCGCGCGTTCGGCTTTTACATGGGCGTCGAGCCCGCTCAGAAGCTGGCGATCAAGGAGAACACCGATCCGTTCGAGGGCTGGTCGGTGGAGGAGAAGCTGGCGTTCGCGAATGACGGCACGAAGCCGAAGCGCGCGATGCGACGGCTGGCGGGTGAGTTCGCGGCTGGCGAAACCAACGGCGCCGATCCCGATGCCGAATCGATGCACTGATCCAGGGGCATAGCGCCGCGCGCGTTGCGCCCAGCCCCATGCTACCGTAGCGGTATGTCGCTGGTGGGGTTGCTGGTCGCGGTGCTGCTGGTGGCGGTCATCTGCTGGGTGCTGGGGATGATCCCCATGGAGCCGCGCATCCGCACCATCCTGCAGATCGTGGTGGCCGTGGTCTTCCTGCTCTGGGTGCTGGCTGCGCTGGGCGGCTGGGGCCCGACCATTCGGGTGAGCTGATGGGCGCAACGTCGCGGGCACGGATTCGCTGGGCGCGTCAACGGCTGCAGCTGCACGTGCAGACCTGCGCGGCGCGCGTGCAGCTGATCAGGCTGCTGCACCTGCGCATTTCTCAGCTCACCTGGACGAACACCAGCGACCCGCTCGATGACCTGCGCGCAGCGCTCGCGAGGCCAGCGATGCAACCGCACGTCTACGTCTTCACGCCGGCGCAGGTTCGGCAGGCGCGTGATGTCTGCGCGCGCGCGGGCCTTCAGGATGCGGCGCGTGAGTTCGAGCGCGTGCTGCAGGAGGCTGGCGGCAGCGTGCACGTGGGCGAATCCAGCGTGACTTACACCGGGGCAGGCGGCACCATCGACTGCAGTAAGACGGGCGGGGTGGGCTTCAACCTATGATCGCTGCGGATGATCCGGTGCAGCTCGAAGCGCGCGCGAACGTGCTCGAGGAAGAAGCGCGCATGCTCATCCGCAGCAAGCCCATCCCCGGCACGAAGGCAGAGCTCGACGCGCATCTGAAGATGGAAGCCGCCGGGCGCCTGCGTGATCGCGCTGCCGAGCTGCGGCGTGCGAGGGCCAGCTGATGCTGATCGTCGCGCCACCCGCCACCGTCGAATCGCTCGAAGCCACGGCGCGCCAGTGCCAGGCCGATGCCGATCGCTGCGCCAGCGAAGGCAAACCCAAACTCGCCGAGGGCTATCGCAAACGCGCCCGGCGCCTGCTCGAGCAGGCAGCCCAGCTGCGCGCGCGGCGCACCGACGGTGTCCGGTTCGGTTGAGCTCCGGGAGGCCGTCCTCCGTGAGCGGTTAGACCGCGCTGAGCTTCTCATCGCCGCGCTGGCCCGGGCGTTGTACGATGCAACGCGCACGGTCGTCTGCACGAACTGCTTCCGGGTGCACGCGACCGAGCACTGCCCGCACTGCACCGGGCTCGAGGGGAAGGCGCAGCGGTGAAGATCACGAAGGCGCAGTACGGCATGGCGCTGAAGATCGCCCGCGCGATTATGCGCCGGATGCCGTGCAACGTGCTGCGGGAGGACCTCGAGCAGGCGGCGCTGCTCGGGCTGGTGGACGCGTTGACGCGGCACCCGGAGGGCGGGCAGGGCCCGGGCTTCGAATGGTACCTGGCGGCGCGCGTGCGCGGCTCCGTGCTCGATGAGCTCCGGCGGCAGGACTGGTCGAGCCGGCGCCGGGGCGGGCAGGCGCGCGCCACCGTGGTGCACATGGAGGACGTGAGCGACGGCGGCAGCCCCGCCCAATTCGCCACGGATGACGAGTCACCGGAGGACGTGGCCATCCGCCAGATCGATGCGGCGAAGGCGTGGGGCGCGCCGCTCAGCCCGCGCGATGCGCGCATCATGGAGGCCGCCTACCAGCGCGGGCGCAAGTGGCGCGACATCGGTGTGGACGAGGGCGTGAGCGAAGCGCGGATCAGCCAGCGAGTGTCGCGCTCACTCATCGGCATGCGAAGCCACCTCACCGGGCAGGCGCCGCCCCTGGTGGTTCCGGGCGAGACGCGGCATGCTCTGTCACGACGAGGAGGGCCGGCATGATGAAGGCGAATCCGCAGCAGCAGCCTGCGCGGGTGATCGAGCTCAATCCCTATGGGCGTGGGCAGTTCACCGAGACGGCGTTTACGCGCGAGTGGGAGCGCACGACGCGGCACCGCAACTGGATCGAGCACCAGGGGCTCTTCTATCCGCGCGGCACGCCACCCGCGCTGATGACCAACCGGCGCGACATCACGCCACCCGCGCGCCGGCTCGGGGGAGGGTAACCGTGGACCTGGGTCCGGAGGTCCCCGCGGGTGAGTGGGCACCGACGGTCGATCCCGAGTGCGCGGCGGTGGGCTGCGGCGGCTGCATCGATCACCTCAATGAGTACCCGTGCAACTGCTTCAACTGCCGCGGCAGGCTCAGCGCGGTGAGCTCGGAAGCCTACGGGGACACCTATCACGACGGTGAGCTCACCTGGTGGCGGTGCGACTTCTGCCAGCGTTACTTTGACCTGGAGGACATGGAGATTCTGAGCGGCGACGGGCAGGGGTGCGACCCCTGCGTGAGCCGCTGGGAACACCGCCTGCGCGCGCAACAGATGCCCGGGGCAGGCGGCAGGCTGGACACTGACGACGGGCAGCCCGCCCCGGGCGCAGCGAGCCTATCATGACCGCGTGGCCCGACTACATCGATGCGCGCCGGCGCCTGATCCACGAATGGAAAGAGCAGGGCGTCACCGACGAGGACATCTCCATCCGGATCCAGCTCGAGGTGGAGCAGATCGAGGTGATCGCGCGGCAGCCCATCGACCCACCGTTCCCCGCCTCATCGCGGTACCAGCTGCTGGCGTGGCGGCAGCGCGTGATGGACCTCGAAGCTGAGCTCCACGCCGTGGGCGCCGTGCCCAGCGAGCCGCCGAAGGAGAGCGGCTTCCACGCGCTGGCGCTGCATCCCGATCCCGAGTGCTGCGGCTGCCAGTATTGGACCGACCACCCCGAGCCGGGTGAGCACCACCGGATGTGTGAGCATGCGCCGCGATGCTGATCATCACCCGCCGCAAGGGCCAGCGCATCCTGATCGGGGACAGCATCGAGATCATGGTCACCGCGACCCATCGCAGCTCGGTGAAGCTGGCGATCAGAGCACCGCAACATGTGCTGGTGCTGCGCGCCGAGGTGGCTGCCGCCGACGATGGCGGTGACGAACCGGAGCCCGATGGCGGCACCCCGCGTTGATCCCGAGGAGGCTCACGCCCGCGCGATGGCGCGCTGGTCGGCGCACGTGGAGCTGGCGGAGCGGGACCTCGGGCTGTTCATCGAGATGCATTCGCCGCAGTATCAGCGGCCCGATCACCTGGCGCCGCTGCTGGATGCGCTCGATCGGTCGATGACCGAGCCCGTGTACGCGCTGGTGGAGGTGGCCCCGCGGCACGGCAAGACCGAGACGATCCTGGCGGGCTGCGCGCGGCGGCTGCGCTACCGCCCCGAGGACCACATCTTCTATTGCTCGTATGCCGCCAGCCTCGCGCTGCGCAAGAGCCGCAGGGCGCGCACGATGGCAGCGCGCGCGGGCGTCTGGGCTGGCGACGAGAAGATCATCAGCAAGGGCCGCCAGGATCCCGCCAGCGCCGTGAGCTACTGGCAGACGGTCGAGGGCGGCAGCTTCACCGCCGGCGGGCGCGGCGGCTCGTTCACGGGTGAGGGCTACAACATGGGGGTCTATGACGACCCCTATAAGAACCGCGCCGAGGCCGAATCACCGGTGATTCAGGAGGCGGTGATGGAGACGTGGCGCGGCACGCTCGGCAATCGCATCGAGCCCGGCGGCTCCATGTTCATCACGCACCAGGCGTGGAACGACATCGACATCGTCGCGCAGCTGAAGGCCGACGTGGGCACGGCGCCGCACGGGCAGGGGTGGGAGCTCATCTCGCTGCCCGCGGTGCTCGACGCCGAGTATGACGAGGACACGGGTGAGCTGATCGGCGGCACGCCGCTATGGCCTGCGCGGTGGAGCCTCGAAGCGCTGGCCCGGAAGAAATACGACGTCAAGGATTACAACTGGTTCTCGCAGTACACCAACGATCGGCGGCCCCGCGGGGACCGCGTCTTCGGTGAGCCCGCGCGCTACCAGGTGCCCGAGATCAACGGGGCCGTGGTGGTCATCAGCTGCGATCCCGGCATCGAAGACGACAAGATGAAAGACTCATCGGGCATCGTGGTGGGCGCCTGCTACCGCCGCCCGGGCCCGCACCACACGCGCGATAAGCCGCAGCTGGACCTGCGCATCGACGTGTTGCACGCGGAGGATCAGTGGCGCGATATCCCCGACCTGCTGGACTACCTCGAGCTCCTACAGCGCGAGCGCTTCCGCGGCGCGCCGGTGCTGCTCGAGGAGGTGAGCGCGTTCAAAGCGCTATCCCAAGTCGCCCGGCGGCTCAACCCCAAGCTGCGCCTGGTGCGCGTCACGCCGCGCGGCAGCAAGCTGATCCGCAGCCACCCGACCGGGCAGGCCTGGAATGACGGCTTCATCCGGACGCCCTTCGGGGGCATGTACGACGGGCCCTGGGTCCCCGACTTCCACCGTGAGGTGCAGCGGTTCACGGGCAAACCGGGTGGCAAAGACAACCGGGTTGACGCGCTCACCCAGCTCTATGATTATGCCGGGGCTGCGCTGGCGTCCATCGCCGGGGCGGAAACGGGGGGTGAGTCCGAGTGGGCTAGCTCTCCATTCTGAGAGCAACCATTTCTGACGGCGGGGCCGTCCGTTACACCGAGGCGCCGGTATGACGACGAGATCAGAACCATTCATTAGCAGCGTAGAGGTGCGGCAGGGACCCGCCCACGACTACGTCACCATCTGGATCCGGCACCAGAGCGTGGGCACGCTCTGCGTGGGCAAAGGGGATGGCGAGGAGCTGCGGGCCCTGCTGCTGGGCGGTGAGGCGTGCACCCTGGACCCGCAGCAGCGAGCCCATGTGGCCGAGCTCAATCGGGCAGGGGAGCTCACGCCATGCCCGCAAGACCTGCAGCCCACCGAGCACACGCTCGAGGTAGCGCAGGCGCTGGGCTTCGATGAGCAGCGCACGCAGCAGGAGGTGCGGAAGTTCGTCGGCTTCTACACCGACGTCCGCCCCGAGCCGCGGCTGGACTGGCAGGCGCTGCTGCGCGGGTGGCTGCGGCGCAGTGCCCAGCGACGCCCGCTGACGGGCGTCAAGCCCATCTCGCCGAACGACCCGCGCGTGCGCGTGCAGCGCCGAATCAGCGGCGCGCTGGCCGCCGAGGCACGCGAGGTCGAGCAGCGCATGGTGGAGCGGGCAGGCAACTGGAACGCGCCCATCGCCCTCGCCACGGTGGGCCCCGTGGAGCTCAGCGGGCACGACCCGCCGCCTGGGAACTGGGCGCTATTCGAGGGGCCGCGCGAAGTCATCGACTCGCTGCTGGCTCAGCATGGTTACCCAACAGCAGAAGCCGGGCCAGGGGCGCCGGCGCCACCACACGAAGACGCCAGTAAAGCCGAGGTGGAGTCGCGACCGCTCGGCGTGCCATCCGCAGCCGGCGCCCCACCCACTACCGATGACGATGCCTGGCGCGACGAGGAGACCATCGGATGATCCGAGCGCGCGCTGGCAGCTTCGTGCTCCTTGGGCTCAGCCGCGCCAACTGCGAGCGGCTGTTGCAGGGCCAGCCGATGCGCATCTCTGGCGACGATCCAGCAATCGGGCTGCCTGGCGTCACCATCGTGATCATGGGCGGGGAGACCGAGGGCGCCATCGAAGCCGAGCTCCGCAGCCGCGGGTTGGTCACTGACCAGACCACGATTGAAGACCGGAGGCCATCGTGAATGAGCACCAGCCGGACGTGCGCGGGCTCATCGCCACGCAGACCGAGCTGGGCGTCCAGCTCACGAAGGAGCTCAACGATGCGCGCATCAAGCTGGACAGCGCGCGCCAGATCTTCACCCGCCTGCGCGGGCACGCGGTGCCCGTGGAGCTCAGCCACCGCATCGACCATTGGCTGCTGCACGCGGTGCCTTCCGAATACGAGCGGGTCTGCGACGTGCTCATCCGGAACCTGGTGGTGGCTGCCGTGGGTTGGTCCGCTGGCGACGGCTCGCTGGAGGACCTGCAGGATGCAGCTCACCAGCTGCGCGCGGCGGGTGAGCTGTGAGCACCGAGGTGGAGGAGCTGGTGCGGGAGACGTATGCCGCCCATCAGATCCTGATGACCCTGGGCTATGACGCCGAGGAGATCGACGTGGTCATCCAGCCCACGATCGTGCGCGGCGTGGCCATCGACCCGTGCATCACCGTGCAGCTGCACCGGGCGGGTAAGCGGTTCGTGATCCCCATCGCGCCCGGGCCCGATCCAATCCGCGACGAGTTCCTGGATGCGTGGCGGGCCTTCGCCACCACGGGCAAGCGCGCAGCCACGCTGGCTGAGCTCGATTGCATGCTGTACGGCAGCGTCGTCTGGCAGCGCAAACGCGACCTGCTCACGGCGCTCGTGCTGCGGGGCTTCCCCGTGAAGCCGGTGGAGGCGTTCGGCTGATGCCCCGCGCGATGTCCTTCATGCTCACCCAGCAGCAGGTGCTGGACGGCACGAAGACCCAGACGCGCCGGCTGGGCTGGACTGACCTGCAGAAGGGTGAGGTTCTCAACGCCGTCCGGAAGGCGATGGGGCTGCGCCGCGGTGAGCACCAGCAGTCGCTCGGTCTCATCCGCGTGCGGCGCGTGCGGCGCGAACGGCTCGATGCCATCACGCCCGAGGACGTGCGTGCGGAGGGCTTCGCGGGCATGACGCCACGCGCGTTCATCGAGCTGTTTTGCAAGGCCAACAAGTGCCAGCCTGATCGCATCGTCACCGTGATCGACTTCGAACGGGAGCGGGACTGATGGCAGGGGAAGGCGGCAAGCGGCTGGGCGCGATCACCATCACGGTGGAGGTCTACGAGACCGGCGCGCCCGTCGTCTGGATCGGCCGCCGTCTGTCCCGTTCGCGCGAGCACGAACCGCTGCCGCAGCCGCTTATCCGGCTGCTCGAGGAGTACGCGCTGAAGGTGGTGGAGCGCTGATGTCGGTCTGCTACACCCGCGTGCGGTGCGAGACCACGGGCTGCCGCGGTGACGCGGTCCATTTCTGCCGATACCCGGTGACGCGCAGCGGGCGGCAATGCATGTGCAACCGCCGCATGTGCAGGACGTGCGCGGGCCCCGATCGCTTCTGCCCGCCTCACGCGCGGTCGGGCAAGGAGCTGCTGGTGAAGATCTGCACCGCGTGCTTCTCCTCGAGCTGCGCACACGGCGAGATCGCGTGCGATAGCCCGGGCAAAACCCGCATGGTCACCACCGCGCAGTGGAAGACCCTGCTCAGCTTCGGACTGCTATGACCGAGCTCCGCCACCAGGTCAGCGATGAGTGGGTGGCGCGCTACGACCGCGCGATCCGCGTGGGCTACTACGCCAGCCAGACCTGCGTGATCGTGGCGCTGGGCGCGTGCCTCGCCGGCTACATCGTGCACGTGCCCTCGGAGTGGATCGCGCGCACGCTGGGCTCCGGGATCGCGCTGTTCATCCTGTGGGTGCAGGCTGCGAAATACCAGACGGCGCGCATCCGCCTGGCCACGGCAGAGATTGCAGAGTACACGCAGCGCGTGCATCGTGAGGCGCAGGACATCGAGCACGAGACGCGGCGCATCCGGCGTGAGACTGCCGAGATCGAGGCGGGCACGGCACGCAGCCGCGGTGAGGTCCAATGACCGCGCAGTGTTGGAAGCGCATCACGGTGGTGGTGTCCATCATCCACATCGCCACGATGCTGGCGTTCGTCGCGATGATCTGGGGCGCCTCTAGGACGGTGTGGCAATCGGCTCGGCCGCTGGCCTACGCGGGCGCGGCGTTCGCCTGGCTCGCCTTCTTCGCCAGCGAGCGCTACCGCGTGGCCCTGCGCCGTGAGTGGCCGCACCCGGGCGACTGCCGGTGCTCGCGCTGCCTGCTGCTGCCATGGAGGGCGCGATGAGCTCGGACGAAGAGAAGCCGCTGCACCCCGCGCTGCGTGCGCTGCTGGTGCTGGTGGGCGTGGCCTTCGTGCTCTGGGCGCTGGCGCCCATCGTGGCTGAGTTCGTCGGAGCCTACCGGTGACGGAGTACTACGGCTCGATCTGCGATCGCTCCACCGAGGTGTCGATCGAGCTGCGGTACCTGCGGCTGCGGCACGGCACCCTGATGAGACCCAGCGGCGTGCTGCCCAGCATGGAGGCATTGGTCGAGCTCACCCGCGCGGCGCGCTTCCTCGGCCTGCCGTCGCTGGGCTACGCGCTGGCGCGCGGCTGGCTTCCCGATCTGCAGAGCCACGCCATCGCCAGCATCGAGGGGCCGTCGTGAGCGGTGCGCTCGTGCGGCAGTGGCGAATGTTGGCGGACGAGGCTGAGCGGCGGGCGCGCAATAATCCCAGGCTCTACAGCGACCGCGCGCTTGGTGAGGCGCAGGGTTACGCGCAGGCTCTGCGCCTGGCGGCGCGGGATCTCGAACGCTGGCAGCGTCGCCAGAGGCGCATCCAAATTGAGAAAGCGAAGGGTGCGGAGTGAACCGCGCGCTCGAGGAGTGGGAGGCGCACGTGCGGAAGCCGCAGCACGGGATCACCGACGTCTGGTGCGGCGCGCAGCGCGATCTCCTGCGATGGGATTTCAGAAGCATCGATCACGTCGCGGCGCACCGTCTGCAGGGCGGCCGCCTGCTGCCATGCCCGGCGTGCCTGAAGGCGATCGTGGAGGCGCTGCAGTCCCAATGAGCTGGCAGCGCTGGGCAACCTGGTGGTTCATGGTCGCAGCCCTCACCGCGATCATGATACGGTTGGGCGGGTGCAGCCCGGGGTGGTGACGATGGACGATGACGACGAGCGCGAGCGGTGCGACGGCTGCGGGCAGTGGTTCCAGCCGGCAGACCTCACCACCAGCACCGGGCAGGAGCGTGTCTGCAACGGCTGCGGGACCAACCCGCCATCCTGGCGCCGGGAGCCCGCGCATGCGCAGCAAGGTCCGTGACGCGGCGGGGCTGCTCATCGAGCAAGGCCGCGCGCTGGGCGCGCTGGATGAGGCCCGGCTGCTGGCAGCCCAGTGCACGCGCACCGCGAGCGCGGCCCGCGAAGCCGGCGAGACGAAGCTGGCCGAGCTGATGGATGCCCACGCGAAGAGCCAGCTCGAGGCGATCCCCGTGTACGAGCGCCTGGCGGTGAGCGCGAAGCAGCGCGCCGAGGAGCTGATGACCGAGATCGAGCACCCGGGCGCGGTGCTGGCGCGGCGGCTGGTGGCGACGTATCGAGCGGCTCGGGCGGGCTGGCGCGGCGCGCGCTAGTCGAACAGGTGCCCGCGTGTCTTAGGGAACTGGATCACGTTGCGATGCACCATCATCGCGAAGTTCTCCAGGTGCGCGGCATAGTCCAGGTGGCGCTCGAAGACGGCGCTTCGCCCGTCTGATTCGATCTCAGCGATCATCACCGCCACCGCCAGCCGTTCGTCGGCAGCGAGAAGAAAGGTCCTCACCACCAGCAGGTCCAGCAGGCGCTCGCGCTCGGGGCTCATCAGTTCACGCTCAGATCCAGCGCGGCCAGCTCGGCGGCGGTGACGTGCTCGACGGTCACTTCCCCGCCCGTGGCGATGTCGATGCCGCCCAGCATGCCCAGCTCCATCGCCATGTGCAGGTAAAACACCAGGTCGTCCTCCGCCATCTCCGTGCGCGCGCTGAGCTCCTGCAGCATGGCGGTGCCCGTGATGATCCCCCTCGTGCAGGAGATCGCGAGGATCAGGTACAGCACCAGGATCACCTCGCCGGGCACCTCCTCGTGCGGCGCCAGCCAGGGCAGCCAGGGCACGGTGATCACGATGCCGGCTGTCCCTGCGTGGCCAGGATGGCGTCCAGGTCCGCCACGACCTGCCGCAGCTTGTCTGCCAGCCGCGCCAGCTCCTCAGGCATATCCTTGCGCAGGTGAGAGGCCACCGCGATCTGCGGGTACTGCGTGCCGGTCCGTGGATCCACGAGCTTATAGCAGCCGATCGCCATCACCATCGTGAACGGCGAGTGGCCCTGGTGCAGCTCCTGGCAGGCCTTCAGCAGCAGCCCCGAGGGCAGATCGGGCGGCGCATCCACCAGCTTCATCTCGCGGCCGTCGTCGTCCGTCATGCCTCGATCACCGTCTTCTTTCCGGGCAGCCCTTCCATCTGATGGCGGGCCTTGCCCTGCAGTATCAACGCCTTCATCTCCTGCGCCTGGGCTTGGAAGTACTCCGGCATCTCAGCCAGCTCCTCGTCGCTCACGCGCACCAGGCGCATCTCGTCATCGAACCGGCTGAGCCCGCCGCACGCGGTGCAGATGCTGTAGCAGCCCGGCTCCGGGCGTTCCCCGGGCGCGGCCGACGCGGCATCGAGCTCCTTGCCGCAGTGCCCGCAGGGCGAGGCGATCGCCAGCGCGGTGGTGCCCTCGTTTTTCACGTCATTGGCGAAGGCCCGCAGCGCCTGCAGCGCTTTGCTCTCGAACTTCGTCTCCACGCCGTAGTAGCTGCCGTCCTGCATCGGCAGCGCGCGGCAGAGCCGCAGCGCCCAGCGCGCCTGATAGATGGTGAGCTTCCGACCCGTCTGCTCATCGAGCCACGCCAGCAGGCGGAACGCATCCGGGCTGTCCGCCAGCAGGTGGGGCGCATCCAGCGCCGCGATCATGAACGTGCCGTCGTCGCGCTCCTCGACCCAGCGCAGCTCCGGCGGCTCGGGCTGCGCCTGATACCACTCGTAGATCAGCCGCGCCGCCTGCTGGATGTCCTCGTAGTAGCGCGGCGGCAGCTCACCACTCTTCGCTGCCCTCTGCCCCTCGATGAAGGCTGGGTGCTCTTGCATCCACCGCGGCGGCTCATTCGTCACCGTGTAGCCCGCGCCCATCGTGTCCCCGTGGCGGCGCGCCTTCCGTTCCTGCGCGCGCTGCTTCCTCCGTTCGTGTCGGTTCATCAGTTCGCCCTGCGTTTCCGGGCCGCCCGTGCGTCGCGCAGGGCGCGCTCCATGATCTGCTGGTGTGCTTCGGTCTCGGTGATGCGCCCAGCCGTCTTTGCCTTCGCCAGGTCCTCCGCCCACCGATCGGCGGCCTCGGCTTCATCAGCCCAGCAGCGACCGCCTGCTCGAGCAGTGGTGCCAGCTTCATCCGCCCTCACTCGCGTTGATGTACTCACTCTCGATCGTGAAGTCGGGCCGGCGCCGCATGCTGGGCGAGTGCCGATACCAGCCCTCCGGATCCCCTTTGCCATTCCAGCCCAGCACCGCACGCCAGCCCGCATCGTGATCGTGGTAGCAGTAGCGGTCCGAGATGTTCCATTGGTCCGTCGCGATGCAGAGGCTCACCGTGCCGCCGAGCATGGGCTCGAGGTACAGCACGCGGCCGTCGTCGAGCTCACGCCGGTGCAGGTACCAGATGCCGTCCGGGTCCTTCCGGTCGCGTTCGAACGGCGACTGATAGGCGGCGATGCCCAGCAGCTTGGCCGCCAGCAGTTCCCCCGATTCGAGCGGCGCGGTGAAGCTGTCCGCCGTGGGCTTCGCGCGCGTGGGCTTCTCCCACGGCTTGAACTGATGGCTCACCCCTCACCTCCGAATCCCTGCCGCAGCAGATCCGCCGCCAGCAGGTCAGCGCTCCGGCGCATCATGGCGATCAGCTCACGGCAGCGTTCGTTATACGTGCGCCGATCCAGCGCCTCCATGCCCATCACCAGCGGGCAGCCGCCGGTCCCCTTGTTGCCGTCGAGCACGAACGCATAGACCGCCTTCGCTTCGGTCCGCATCCCGAGCTCCACGATCTCCGGCATGTAACGGCTCATCGCCGCAGCCCCATGGCTACGGCACCGATGACGAAGCGGCCCTCGACGGTCTCGCCGGGCCCGAGCGTGTGCTCGCGGCCATCCGCGTCGCACACGGTGGTGCGCAGCTGCCGCGACGCGTTCGTCACCCGCGTGACCTGCGGCACCATCCCGAGCGGTGGCTCGAAGCTCAGCACCAGCTCGGGGGTCATCCGCCAAACACCTTGCGGTAAGCCTCTTGGAGGGCGCGGATGCTTTTGCCGGCGCGCTCGATATCGGCCAGCGCTGCATCCAGCAACGGGGCCGCTGCTGCCTTCGCAGTGGGCGCGGCCTTGCGCCGGCGCTTCTTCTTCGCCTTCTTCTTCGCCATTGGTTCGTCCTGTGGTGGTGCTGCCGTTGCTCGTGGTTTTTCGACCCTGTTCGCCCGCCAGTTCGCCCGCCCGTCGGGCGGCTTGATGCCTGCGGCCTTCGCCCAATTCCACAGCGTCGCCGTCGAAAAGCCAGTGTCATCAGAGACCGCGGTCACGCTCCTCGTGCGCAGCATCTCGACGGTGGCTGCCTTGGTCTTGGGATCCGTTGTTGTCATGCCGTGCCGCGGGGCTTGCCTCCCATCATGTCGTCGTATCGCTCAGCGCCCACCTCCGCGCGCAGCTCCTCTGTTTGCTCGAGCGTCGCGTGCTCATCGTTGTAACCGCCGTCGCGTGCCTTGCCCGCCAGATCGGGGAAGCCGAAGCGCGCCAGGATGTCGATGAGCAGCGCCTTCGGGTTGGACACCTCGCTCTCGTAGTCGTGGAATTTGCCCGCCCTCGCCATCTCGATCAGCTGATCGCGGTGCTCAGACTGCGGCCGCTCGAGCAGGTCAGCGTATAGCGTCTCCTTCGTGTTGCCCTTCGGCCACTGCCGCGGCGGCGGCAACGGCGCAGGCGGCGGCGCGCCGCTCCCGTCAGCGCTGCCGCCCGGTGCCTGGTGCTGCTCGGGCTCGTGTTGGTCACCGAAAAGCGTGAGCGCGATCGTCGCCAGCATCAGGCAGTCCTGGCTATCGGGCGCTCGCCGTTGGGCCATCGCCTCGAGCACGCGCATCGTGGCGGCCCCGAGCTGGCGCGCCACCTCTGGCCGCGGGATGTCGCTCACCGCGCCCACGCCCTCACGCAGCGCGGCCACGCACGCACGGTCGGGCTGCGCCGTGATCACCGATCCGCTCCACCACTCCAGCATGGCCTCGAACAGGCTCGCGACCTGGGCGCGATCCGTGAGGTTGTGCACGCATGCGATGGCGTCCACGTCCTGCGTGCTGGTGCCCTGCGGGGCTGCCAGCAGGACGAGCCCGCGGTCGGGTAGCATCTTCTGCACAGCCTTCATCGCTTCATTCACGCGCTCGCGCTCACGGGACTCGACCTTGTCCCACCCGGGCGGCATCGGATCCTTGCGCGCGGCGGCGCGGTACTGCCTGCGGAACTTACGGCTCTGGCTCATCGTGACTCCATGGCAGCTAGGTCCGCTGCCGCCTGCTCGAGCTCACCGCGCACGTACGCGAGATCGCGGTAGCCACAATCTATGATTGCGAAGGCATTGTTGAGCCCGATGCGCAGGTGCCTCGGCGAGCGCGCTTCGAGCGCCGGCTGGAAATCGAAGGCATGCCCGGTGTGGAAGCCCACCAGCCAGCCACCGCCAGGCGCGGGGCCACCGAACGTGAGCCCGCGGTGCCCTCTCACTCCGAGCCCTTGGACGGCATCGTAGCCGGCGCCGTGCGCGGGGTGCCCGCTCGGTACCAGCACATAGCCGTTGAGCTGGCCGTGCATGTTCTGCCGCCACACGCAGCAGCGATAGTGCGGCTCGGCCTTCGCCCGGAACACCACGAAGTCGGGCTCTAGGATCCACGGGCCGTCGCCCCATTTGCCTTTGATGAGGAGCCCGTCTGGCCACTGCTTCGAGCACTCCGTCTCGGGCCCGGGCAGCGCCAGCGTCTCGATCTCTTGCGCGGGATCGACGATCCAGCCGCCGGCTGCGCAGAGCCGCTCGATGTCCTCCATCATCCCCACCTGAAGCCCCACTGCCAGGCTTCGCGCCACTCGGGCGGCAGCGCTTTGAGGCTGAGCTCTTCGCATCTGGCTCGGTGCGGCGCGTGGTGGGCGTCGATGTGCTGGCGGAAGATCTGCCCGCGCATCGCCACCAGGATGAACCGCGCCGTGCGCAGCTCCTCCGCAGCGATCCCGTCGCCATCAGCCAGGCCGTGGCCTGGTACCCCTGGTGTGGTCATTCGTCGTCGTCCCCGTCAAAGGTGATCCATATACAGGTTTCCCGTTGACACCACCAGCGGACAGTGGTGCGCTAGCGTGCCCGGCCAGGTACTCTCTGGTCGTGAAAAAGCGAGGGCGGGCGGGGCCCCGGCGCGCGGCGCACGCTGCGGCAGGGGCAGCGATTCAGGCGACCACCACGGCACCGCTGGCGCCCGTGAAGGCAGGTGTCCTGGGGAAGCACCTCTTCGCCGATCTGATCCCGCAGGCGGAAAACGAGCGCCCGCACCACGGGAAGCTACTCGACCTGCAGCGCATCGACTTCGCCCTGCGCAGCGCTGAGCGCGGGCGGATGATGCTGCTCACGGACATCGCCAGGGAACAGCTCACCTATGACGGGCACCTCTCGGCGGTGCTGCAGAAGCGGATCAACCGCGTGGCGGCGCTGGGCTGGGACGTCGTGCCCGCGACGGGTGAGGCCATCAACCAGGACACGGCAGAGCTGTACGCCTCCTTCGTGCGCGCGCAGCTCGAGGCCATCCCACACTTCCGCGATGCGCTCACCAAGCTGGCGTGGGCGGTCTTCGATGGGCGCGCCGCGAGTGAGCTCGACTGGCAATACTACCGCGGCTGCTGGAACGTCATCGGCCTGAACTGGATCCACCCGCGCCGGCTCAGCTTCGGGCGGCACCGCGATCTGCGCGTCATCGACACCCGGCAGGACGTGGGTGAGTTCCGCGACGTGGGCTTCCCGATCGGGGAGGTGCCTTACAAGTTCGTCATCTACACGCCGCAGCTTTTCTGCGACTACCCCGAGCGCGAGGGGCTCGCGACGCGCACGCTCTACTGGTCGTATTTCGGGCGCTGCGGCGTGCGTGAACGCAACCTGCTGCAGGAGGTCTTCGGGCGCCCGTGGCGCGTGGTGAAGCCCATCCCTGAGAGCGCGGTCTCCTTCAACGACGACACGGGCAAGGCCGCCTATGAAGCGGTCCAGCGGCTCGGCCACCACAACACCGCGAAGCTGCCGCAGGGCTGGGACCTGGACGTCATCCAGCCATTCAGCGGCGCGGGGCAGGTGAGCGGCGACATCATCAGCCACTCCGAGAAGGTGCAGAGCAAGCTGGTGCTCGGCAGCACCGGCACCACGGACGCGGTGAGCACGGGCCTCGGCTCGAGCATTGGCGATGCGCATCTCAGCGAGGAGGATCTGATCATCGCCACCGACGCGCTGCGCCTGGCGGAGGCGATCGAGGACGCGGTGACCGATGCGATCATCGCCGTGAACTTCGGGCCGCAGGAAGTCGACCACGCGCCGCGCTTCCTCTTCCGCACCGAGCCCCCCGTGAGCCGCGAGGAGGAGGGCAACCGGCTGCAGAAGGCGCTGGACCTGGGGCTGCGCGTGAGCGTGGAGGAGGCGCAGGAGAAGCTGGGCGTGCAGGAGATCCGTGACGGGCAGCCGTACCTCGTGAAGGTGCAGCGCCCGGCTGGCTTCGGGCAGCTCGCTCCGCCGCCCGCGCCCGAGATCGTCTATCCGACGGGCAAAGCGCCCACGCCGGGTGAGCTCGCCGAGGTGCCCGTGCCAGCGTTCAACGTTCCGGCAGGCGGTGATGAGGGGCCTCCTCGTGCGACACCGCCTGCCGGTGCCTTACCCGAGGGTGAGGTGCCGCCGGCGCCGCAGGGCCCCGATGAGGATGAGCCCGACGCCATCGCGTCGCTGGCGCAGAAGATGACCGAGGCGCAGGTGGAGCGGTGCGAACACGGGCGCCTCAACCGCTGCCTGCTCTGCGGCATCGAACGCGTGCGGGACTTCGAGGTGGTGAACGGCGAGACCGTGTGGAAGATCGAATGGCGCCCGATCCGCCTGGCGCCTCCCCCCGCAGCGCCGTGATCGCCGCCGCCCGCCACATCTGCCTGGCGGCGCAGCCCGCGTCGGTCTTCGGCACGCCGGACCTGATGGTGGAGCGCGGCGTGGACGAGACGCTGGCGGCCACCAGCGCGCTCGCCGACGCCATCGTGAGCGCCGTGCGCGGCAAGACCAGCGCCACCACGATCCGCAGCGCGATCGACGGGGCTGCCGATCGCTTCGGCACCCGCCGCATCGAGGCCCCCGTCCGGCGTGAGCTCCTGCAGGGCTCCATGCTGGGCGCCCTGGACAGCTGGTACGAGGGCGAGAACGACGCGCAGGTGAAGGTCGAAGCCTTCGGCGCGCTGCACGCGCACCCGCGGCTGCTGGCTCAGACCGACACCCAGTTCGCCGCGCGCCCGCTGGCGGAAGCCATCAAGCGGTTCCTCGAGCGCGAGACCGTCACCCGCGACGTGTTCGATCAGATGGAGGCGGCGGCGAAGAAGCGCGCCTTCACGGTAGCGAACGCAGCCAGCGAGGAGATGGTGCGCACCGTCAAGCGTGAGCTGCTGCGGCAGATCGCGGTGGGCGCGGACCTGGCTGAGTTCGGCAAACACGCGGCAGCCCGCTTCGAGAGCGCCGGGTGGACGCCCGCGAACCCGAGCCACGTCGAGACCGTGTTCCGCACCAACGTGGTGGGCGCCTACAACGGCGGGCGCGCGCGGCAGATGACCCAGCCCGAGGTGCTCGAGCTGCGGCCCTTCTGGCAGTGGCTCGGCGTGGGCGACGGCCCGCCCCGGCAGCGCCCCACGCACCAGGCCATGCACGGCATCGTGCTGCGCGCGAACGATCCCTTCTGGCAGCGCTGCTACCCACCCGCAGGGTACAACTGCAGGTGCCGCGTGCGCTCGCTGTCCCTCACCCAGGGCGCGCCGATGGTGCAGGAGGGCACGGGCGGCATCTTCTCGCGCATGCCCGATGAGGGCTTCACCAGCGGCATCGAGCAGCTGCTGGCTGCGTGATGTATAGTCCCCGCCGGGGGGGCCATGCGATACTGGCGTGTCACGTTCACCGAGGACGGGAAGCTCTACACCGTCCGCGAGATCGAGGGCCCGGGCCACGACGAGTGGATCGTGGTCAGCGCCGCCGACGAAGAGCAGGCACGCACCAAGGCCGTGCGCCTCTACTGCGCACGGAAGAAGCGCGCGCGGGTTGCTGCACTGCACGCCGAGGGCAGGTGCGCCTGCGGTCGCAACCTCGACGGCGCGATCGTCGAACGGGGCCGGCACAAGGGCAAGCCCCACATGATGTGCGCCACCTGCCGCGAGCGCATGAATACGCGGTGGCGTCCGAACGCGCAGGCGCGCGCCGAGAACGGCACCGCTGGGCAGGGCGTGGCCGAGCGCGATGAGGGCGCGCGCGTGGCGCTCAACCTGCAACGGCAGCGGGACCGGCGCGCGGAGATCCGCCTGGAGACGCTGATCGAAGCGCGCAAGGAGTGGCGCAGCCCGCGCAACTTCGCCAGCTGGCTCGATCGCGAGATCGAGGAGCTCACCAAGCCGTGCGTCGCGGCGTGAGCAAACCGATCCATATGGATCGGTAATCGACCGCGCGCGTGCGCGCTCGCATTGCACGCAGCGGATCCCGGCCCGTAGACTTCCGCGCATGGGGGAACCAGCGCGCAACTGGGCAACGCATTTCATGCCGGGCGTCGTCCTGCTGGACGCCGAGGCGCCGCCCGCGAACGACACGGCAGCGATCGACGTCCCTCAATACAAGTGGATCCACTGCTGCAACGAGGGCGAATACCGCGGCCACCACCAGGGCGCGTTCAACATGACGCCCGCCGTGCTCGAGGCGTTCGTCCGGAATTTCCGCTCGCACCCGCAGTACAAGGCCGGCGCCCTGCAGCTCGGCGCCGGGCAAACCTACACCGGCGGCATCGCACCGGTGCTGCAGTTCGACTACGAGCACGCCTCGGAGTGCCCGCCCTGGGAAGGCTCGATCCCGAAGGACGGCGCGCCCGCCTGCGCCTGGGCGCTCGAGCTCGAGCTGCGCAAACTGCCCGACGGGAAGGTCGCGCTCTGGGCGTTCGCCGAGCTGCTGGATGACCTGCGGAAGCAGATCAAAGCCCGCACGCAGCGCTGGGTGTCCATCGCCTTCACCCTCTCGGGCGTACACTGGATCACCGGTGAGGAGATCGGACCGATGCTTACCAGCATCGCGATCACCAACCATCCCTTCATGCTCGACCTGGAACCGATCGCTGCCAGCCGACGGACTAGCCAACCCGCGCCGGGCGCGGTACCCTCACCGGGCAACCCGTCGGAGGCGCCCGGCGATAAGCGTGAACCTACATCCACGGGTGCCGACATGGACGTTAAGCTACGCGAGCGCATCTGCCGGGCGCTCAAGATTCAAGCCCTCGCTGACGATGCCGCGGTAGGCGATGCAGTCGAGGAAGCCGTCAAGAGCGGCGGCAGTCTCAAGAGCCTGCTCGAGGCGCTGGGCGTCCCGCAGGTGGACGACGCGCTGAAGGCGATCCCCGAGCTGCGCAACGCGCGCGAGAAGCTGGCGGGTCTGCTGAGTGAGCTGGACGCGCTGATGGCGCAGGAAGCCACCGCGGACGCTGCCGTGAGCAAGGCCGACGTGGGCGCCGCGATGCGCGCTGGCAAACTCACCGGCACCGGCGCAGAGGAAGCGCTGGCCGTGCACCGCAGCCATCTCGTCGAGACCGAGGTGCAGAAGGTGAAGGCCTCGAAGAAGCCCGGCGAGGTGATGTCGCTCAGCGAGAAGCGCGATGCGATGGCGAAGGGACGGAAGGCGTTCCTGTCGAAATACGGCGTGGACCCGGACAAGGTGCATCTCACGCAGTCGTTCGTGGCGGGCCCTGGTGGCCAGCAGCTCGAGCCGCCGAAGGGCGGCGCGCCGCTCGTCATCGAACCGCGCAGCGACGGCGATAAGCCCGTGGTCGATCTCACGAACGTGCCGGGGCCCAACCCGACGCTGCGCTTCGTGCAGCACCTGCGGGCCACCGACAAGACCTTCGCGTCGCTGCCGTACGCGGCGCAGATCAAGCGGGCGAGCCAGCTGCGCCCCACCGTCGAGCTGAAGCTCGAGTAGCGGCAACACCAGACAGGGGGAATCGAGATGCCTCAACCTCGAGCGTTCGTAAAAGACCAGGGCGGGATCAAGCCGGGGCTCAATGCAACCGGCAGCACGATCGCGAAATATCGCATCGTCAAGAAGGCCACCACCGCGGTGGACTCCATCACGCCCGCCGTCGATGGCAGCACGCTGCCGTATGGCGTGACCATGGCAGCCATCCTCGACGGCTTCGCGGGTGACGTGCAGACCGAGGGCGTGGCGCTCTGCGAAGCCTCGGGCCCGATCACCATCGGGCAGAAGATCACCGGCGCCGCTGGCGGGAAAGCCGCGGTCGCATCGGCTGCGAACTGGATCATCGGCGAGGCAGGCAGTGCTGCCGCCGCTGATGGTGACGTGTTCGAGCTCAACATCGTGAAGGGCGTGCTGCCCGCGTAACGCGGCAGCTCGAGAGGGGAAGCAGCAATGCTCGGTCTAACAGCAATGTCGGGCGCGCGTGCAGCCGCCTACGTCGTGAAGCTGGTGCACGACCTGCCTGGCGTCGGCCGCGCCGGCGATACCGTCCAGTTCACGCTCTCACCGCAGGACGTGATCAACAGCGAGGAGATGGACTCGCTGATCGTCGGCTACAAGCCCATCGGCATGCGCGCCGATGAGGTCTGCCCGATCCACCTGGTGGACGTGGACCTCGGCAAATACCGCGAGTTCGGTTTGAACAACGCCTTCCGGCTGGTGAACGTGCTCAGCAGCATCCAGGCGGACATCCCCGAAGTCGACATCGATACGTCGCTGAAGGACTACCAGGTCCAGGAGCGCGCGCTGGGCGGCTTCATCCCCACGGTGACCCAGCACAACCTCGACAACAGCACCATGAACTGGGACATCAAAGCCCAGCTCGCGAAGCGCATCGAGGCCGGGCTGGCGCTCGATCGTGAGGTGCGCGTGTGGACGATGCTGACCACCTCGGGCAGCTGGAACGCAAACAACCGTGCGACGGTGGCGGGCGGGGCCGAGTGGAATGACCCGGACAACGGCAACCCGATCCGCGACATCATGGACCGCATCGAGGCGAGCGCGCAGCAGGTCACCGGCATCTGGCTGCAGCCGCCCGTGGCTCACGCGATGATCCTCAACAAGAACACGCTCGCGTACATTCGCGCGATGGGCGGTGACGCGGGCGCGCTCAGCCGCGATATCGTGGACGCCACTGCCAGCGCGTCGAACGTGAACGTGGACTTCAGCGTGCCCGGGCTGCCGCCCTTCCACGTCTGCGCCAGCAAGGTGCTCAACGAAAGCACCGGCGCGCTCGACTACATCCTCAACGACACGGTGGTGCTGGTGAGCCAGCCCCCGGGCTCGGAGACGAGTGGCGAGGACATCATGACGTGCAAGACGTTCCGCCGGCGCGGGCCTTCGGGCACCGGCTACACCACGCGCGAGTTCAACCTCGAGCGCAGGGGTTTGCACGGCGGCACGTTCATGGCCAGCGGTCACGCCGAGGTGATCAAGATGATCAGCGGCACCGTGGGCGGTGCCATCTTCGACACGCTGCAGGCTTGAGCCACGGGGACCCGGGGGGGTCGCCCGGGGGGATTCGTGAGGGTCGCTGGAGTCAACGCCGGCGGCCCTCTCGTTTATTTGGGGGTCAGCATGGCACTCGGAACCATCGTCAAGGAGCTGCTCATCGCGGGCGGCAGGGCAGCAGCAACGGCCATCGCGCGCGCGCTGCGGGGCAAGGCCCGCGACGAGTGGGTGGACGTGAAGGTCACCGACCCGCCGCAGCCGCTGAGCCACAAGGACGTGGCGCACCAGCAGGCGCAGATCCGCAGCGCGACGGAGCCCCACGATCCGGCGATGTGCGATCGCTGCGCCGAGGGCGTGTGCAGCGGCTTCGGTCCACCCGTCAATCGCAACGCCAGCACGGTGCGCCCAGGTCGCCCGAAACCTGGTACCCTGCCGAAGAAGTAGGGAGGCACCGGCATGGCGCAAGCGAAAGAAGCGACGACGACGAAGGAGCAGGATCCGAAGCCGAAGGGTGCGGTGGAGATGCCGCCGGGAAGCGGGCCCGTGGAGTACCGCATGAGACCCGGCGTGCACCTGGCGCAGGCGGGCAGCGTGGTGAAGGAAGCGTGGATCGGAATGGTCTGCGGCCGCAGCGTGCGCGTCTACCGCGGCGCTCCCGATGCAGCGCTGCCGGCGGAGGTGCGGAAGGCGGTCCGCGCCAGCGGCATCGAGATCGGTCGCATCACATACGAGGAGCTCGGCCTCGCCCCGCCGGGCCCGGCAGTGGGGATCGTGAACCTCACGCAGCAGCCGGAAACCCCGCAGGGCTGAGCCCATGGTGATGTACGGGGGGGCCACCACCAGCGATCGCCGGCAGGCGGTCGAGCAGCGCATCACCGCATCGCGCCTGGTGGAGCTGTTCGATGACGACGGCGACGGCCTGGTGGAGGACGCTGACCTGGCCACGCTGGAGACGATCATGGCGGACGCCGACGACATCGTCACCGGCATCCTGATCAGGAAGGGCTGGTCCGT